AGGCTGACCAGCTCAAGCCGTATTACGAACACACGTACTGCATATATAAGGAGACGAAGCCGAAAACAGTTACGGAGACAAGGCAGGAGGGCAACGAGAAAATTACTGTGACGAGAGAACTGCCAACCGAGGCGATGCTGGTCGAAATAATAACAGTGGACGAGAACGGCATCAACATCCGTTGATGCCGGAAAGGCCTAGGCCGGGAGAGCCGCACAGGAGTGCTGGCACAGTGGTTCGACTCCACTGCTGGGCACAATTGGCTATATTGCCGAGAGAATTATTAAAACAGTAAAATTATGGATTTAAACAAGTTTTATGCAGACTACTGCAAGGACCCAGAGAAGGCCAAGTTCGAATTAGTACAGAAGGCAGCAGGAGAATTATTTAGAGCTGTGCAGGAGAATTATTATGACCTGTCAGACCTATATATTATTAATTACAGCGAAGTGTGCGATTGGCTCGATTGGCCAGATTTTCAGGACGGCGGAATATTCGAAGACGCTATAGAAACCGCGGCGAACATGGTACTGGGAGTGCTGGGATTTAAGCCATTCCACCATGTACCGAGAGAATAACACGGGAGAACAGCTCAGGCCGGGAGAGCCCTATAGGGCTGTGGCAGTTCGACTCTGCTGCTGGGCGCAATTGGCGATATTGCCGAGAGAATTAAAATAAACTGTAATATGGATAAATTTAATTTAGTAGTACGTGCTGCAAGAGAATTGGCGCGTGCCGTACAAGAGAATTATTATGACCTGTCAGACCTAAATATTATTAATTACAGCAAGGTATGTGACTGGTGTAACTTTCCTGATTTACAAGACGGAGGTATATATGAACAGGCTATTGATGCGGCTGCAAAAATTATTATAGAGATTATTAAATAACAGGAGAATTATGACACAATTACAGCAATTTTTGTTTGAATTATCGTTCGAACAGATCAGGAGAATACGCGAATATATGCTGAAACGATATAACGTGTATTGCGGTTCAATGAAAGACCTAGAGCAGGCCATAAATGACTATATACCGAACGAGGATATATTAGAAGAACTGTCAGAAGTATTGGCATAACAGGAGAGTCCTGCGCAGGAGAATGGCCGAGAGAAAACGGCATCAGTGGTTCGACTCCACTGGCAGGAGCAAACATTAAATTTACAGCAATATGAACAAGAGAAAGCAAATTATCACAGATGTGCTGTTGAATGGCGACTTCAGCAACGTACAGGAGAGTATGAACACGCTCGGCTTCACAAAGTTGCAGCAATATGTTGATTATCTTGATGGCTGTTATTCGCATGTAACAAATCTTGAGCATTTCAGAGAACAGCTTTTGGCTGACTGCGAAGATGCGCGAGAGAATTATTAATAAACAGCAAAAAAATATTCAGAAACGGTATACTATATAAAATAAAGTTCTTATATTTGCACTATACAAATAAAGAATATTAATAATATAAAAACAGTGATATTATGGACGAAAGTACATTCGGCTGGCTCATAGAATACGAGCAGCAACTCAGAGAAGCTGGGTATGATGAGAAAACAATTGCTCATCTTGTATTAGAAGCAGTTAAATAATTAAAACAGGAGAATTATGACAGCAAGAGAATTTATAAATAATGCGGTTTATATAGTATTTGATGGCATGTCGTATTATGGGCTTTTTGGCTGTGATATAAGAGAAGCACAAGTAGAAGACCCAGATATTGAAATAATAAGTGGCCCATATAGGCAATGGCCTGACGAGAAAATTGAGCAATTAAATAATGAACTTTAAAACAGGAGAATATGAGCAGCAAGAGAATTTATAACATGGTCCTGAAAGCAACCGATGTTTGCCCAGAAGGTGAGCTCCTTACAGACAAAGAGCTCGAAAGAATGAAGCTGAATAACGTCAAGCGTGACTGGCCAGAAACAAGTAAGGTAAAAGTTTACGGCGAAGACGTTTATTTCAACTTTGGAGTGAGATTTGCAACAGTTATTCAAGAAGTAATACAAGAGAACAATGGAAACAAACAGAACAATATTTGAGTCTCACGGATATTTATATAAAGGCGCGGCTGAGACTCTTGAAATACAAATCAGCCAATCAGGTGACGAAGCTCGTTATCAATCAACAGTACGATATTCTTCACGCGGAACAGAAGTTATTCATGGCTGTTGGCAAGAAATACGATACTCAAAAAGAGGAGGCAGACCATTTATAACGATGTTCGGCAAAAGACTTTACTTGGACGAATTCGTTCGTAACAATTCAGGATTTTAAGCATGGGAACAGAATTCAACTATATGTTACTTGACCGCCTTAGATGTGACTGTGAATATTATCTCGGTTATGGTGGTAGAGATGCTAATCACTGCCTTTGGGCACATGATGAGCAAAAACAAATCGATAAAATGCGTGAACTTTATGATAAATTGCCGGTTAAGCCTGAATGGTTAACTGCCGAACAAATAAATGAGTATGCTGCAAAAATGGGAGTAAAATAATTCATAAAACAGTATACTATATAAAATAAAGTTCTTATATTTGCACTATATAAATAAAGTATATTAATAACAATTTAAAAATTTACAGTTATGACAAAGACAAATTATGAGTATGCAGTTATTTTTTCTGAAGAAGATGTAAAACATGATTTTATTAACTGCATAGCTACTGCGATTGAAGATTTTGATGATACGATTATACTCGTAAGAAATGACAATTATGCGGATATAAGGCAGATTGCAGAAATTACTTACTCCCGCGAAAGAGGCAACGGCCCAGAATGGAAAATATCAGTTAATGAAGAAACAGCAGGTCTATTAGGAATAGACGAAATACCAAGTGAATTGTTCAGTATAGCTATGATGCTGAAAAATCAAATGAGCACGCCTATGGACTTTAGCACTGCGTTTGAAGCCGCAAAATTAATTACTGAAAGCTTCAGAGTTTCGCATAAGTAATGCCTCAGCCGCTGCAAGGAAATGACAAAGGGAGCGATACCCACAGCGGCACAATTCATAATTTTAAAATTTACAGTAATGGAAAAAGCAATTAAAAAAGCAAAGCTGTTAGGAAACACTGGAATGGTGTTAGTTATAATTGGGTTGACTGGCCTGGCTTCTATCAGTGATTGGCAGAATTTTTATATGCTCGTAGTGGCAGTAGCCGCAGTAATGTTAGTGCTGTCAAATGCAATTCTTACAGATATTCACAAAAATATTAAGTAATATGGTTGCAAATCAGATATATGTTACGACTTACAGACTCGAGATTAAAGCAACTCGAGAAAATTTGGATAACGTAGAAAACTTCATGGAAGCAATTGCAGATATTTCTGTAACGCTTTATACTATACCGGATGTGTTTATTATTACAGTAGCATCTGATATGCTGAACACAACCCAATTGTGCAATGTGGCAATTAGATTTTTTGGCAAAGAGGGATATACTATAAGTACTCTCGGGATGCTCGGACCATTCAAGAAATGCCGTTAACACCTTTTAACAAAGAATTTTGAAAAAATTTCTCAAAACAGTTTTCTAATATAAATAATCATATTATATTTGCACTATCGAAAAAACATATAAACATTATTAATAACAACTTAAAAAATTACGACTATGGCAACAAAGAAATTTGCACAAATGAGAACAAAATCGCTGAAAGCATTGTTAGAAACAGCAAGTGAAGAAGATAAAGTAGCTATTGAAGCAGTTCTTGCTGAACGCGAAAAAGCTGAAAAAGCTAAAGCTGCTGCGGCTGAAGCTCCTGTTGAAACTCCTGCTGAGGCACCAGCTGAAACTCCTGCTTTCGAAGAAGAAACTCCGCTTACTCCGGAAGAAGAAGCTGCTCTTAAAGCTGCTGAAGAAAATGGCGGTGTCAATCCTATGTACACAGGTCGCACTGCAGAAAGAAAGCCAAAAGCTTCAGATGAAGAACGCCATGCTTTAGCTGAAAAACTGAAAGCTGAAGTTGTTAACCATCGTTGTCAGGCAGTTCCTTTCAATACTGCAGAATGGGTAGACGGTTATATCGCCGGAGTTATTGAGGAAAAACGAAGCAATAAAGTACTTTTGGCAATCAAAACCGATGATGGCCGCCGTATCGTTAAGGTACACGACAGTAACCTTGTTCGTATTTTGGACGAAACTATTGAACCGGAAAAGAAAACACGCGCAGGCCGCAAGCCAAAAGATGCTTCTGAAAAAGTTGAATGGACTCCGGAAGCAATTGCTGATGAAGTTAACAAAGTTATCGGTAACGTCGGCAAGGGTGTGGCATTCGAGAAATACCGCACTACTGACGAAAACGGCGAAGAGCACATCGAAATGATTAGCGGCCGTATCGTGGCAATCGTGCCTGACAAACGAGCTCAGCGCTTGCTCTACCGCATTTTAGTTCCGGCTCCTATCGAAGGCAATCCGTTTGCAACGAAGATTATGCATAAGGTTGTTACCACTGAAGGACTGCTGATTGCCGGAGAGTTCGACGCAGAAGGTGCACAGCTCAATGCCAAGTATCTGGAGCGCCGCGAAGCTGCAGCTACTCGCACACCACTTACTCCTCAGGACCGTGTTCTCCATTGTGAAGAGAACTTGAAAAAAGCTGAAGAGAAATTGCAGAAAGCCCAGGAAGAGCTGGAAGCCAAAAAGAAACAGCTTGAAGAAGCAAAGAAAGAACTGGATGAATACCTTGCCGCTCAGCAAGGTGCCTCCGAAGCACCGGCTGAAGCTCCTGCTGAAGAGCCACTTGCATAAGCAAATCTGTTTAGGGTTAGTAACCGTCTCTGTGAAGAGGCGGTTATTTTTTATCTGTACCACAGAAGCTGCATAGCTTTATTTTAAGCTATGCAGCTTTTATTGTATAAAAAGGACTCATTTTCGTGCGTTCTAGGACACTTTCATATATTAGATGTAGCTCTATATTAATTCATAAAAATAACATGATAGAGGGAAAAAGAAGTATATCTATCAATGTATTTTTCCATGGCCTCCATATATAAGATTTGAAGTGCTTCGGCTTCGTATTTATATCCAAACAGCATTACTCGCAGTTGTTAAAAGTTTTAATTAAAAAAGTTGACTCATTTTCGCGCGTTCTAGGACACTTTCATATATTAGATATATAAATCTACATTTATAAAGAGAAATGATGAGAGAACGCGAAAGAATGATGAAATTTCATATATTTTTTATACTCCAAGGCTCATACGTTTCAAGCCAAAACGGCAATAAACCAGTGAAAAATTTTTATGTTAAAATTATTAAAACAGTATTCTATTTAAAGGTATTTTGGTACTTTAGCCTATAAAAGAACAATTGTAAAAATGTTAAAATATGTTACACACTAAATCTGATAAAAGCCGTAAACTAGTTATAGTTAGGCCGTTTATGCCTGAATGCACCGGTTGTATAGGCCAATCACACAGTGGTCTATGCGATAGATGTCCGCACAAGATTTCCGGTGTGGCTTTAAGCAAGAGAATTGAACAAGAGAATACTAAAGCCCCAACGGGAGAATTGTCAAACTATTAATACAGAAAATTATGGGAACATTTGAACAGGAGAATACCCAAGAGGTACAACAGGAGAATATTCTGTCTAGTGAAATAGAAGAATTATCTCAACCGCCAAGAGTTGCTCAATTAGTTCAACCTAAAGAAGCACTCGATGAAATTGCGGAAATTGAAAAACAATATCGTGAAACAGTAGAAAAAATGAACAGATGAATTTCAGAATGGACTACAGTAAAAAGCAAGTCATGCAAATATCTAATGATGCTTTTTACTACTTGTATTATGGAGAAGAGCCATTGGATGATGAAAACATGGAAGAGGCACAAGAGATTGCCGATATGTTTCCTAATGGCTTTGTTATAGAAGATAACTGGGAAAATGTAGATGACACAGACCTTATAGAATGTACATTTGTGCCTTACGTAAAAGACGATATGGACTTTGATGAATACGAAAACCTCACAAAATACATTCAACTTCAAATTAAATGGCTTGATACTAACCTTATTAGAGCTTGGTGGTTTTACGAGCAAACTGGAGCAAGAGAATTGCAAGGTGATTTTAAGGTTTACACAGACAAATATGGCAATAGGTGTTTCCATACAGGAGAACAAGATAAGGACTTTGTATCAGGAAAAATGAGCCTATATTTCTTAAAGCATTTCAAAAAGAAAGGCTGTTAACTTACTAACAAGAAAAATATAGCGGGAGAATACCAAATAAGTATTTTCCCGTTATTTTTTATTCCTCGTTAACAACAAGAGAATAACCTATACCTCTTTTTGTCTCAATAACAATTCGTTTATCCATTTTAAGACAATTACGTAAAAGGCACATGTGGACGTCTAAACTACGCTTATTGAAATAATTATCATCAGCCCATACTTGTTGCATAAGTATCTTTTTTGATAGTATCTCATTTTTATAGGCACACAATAAAGATAGAGTTTTGCTTTCTTTATTTGTAAGCTTTGTTTCTACTCCATTTATTGATAGAGTATTTTTCTCTGTGTCAAATGTATAATTACCAATTTTGTAAGATAGCTCAATGGCTCGCACTTTAACACCACATCTTCTTAATATTGCTTTTATTCGTCTTATTAGCTCTTCGAGGTTATATGGCCTGATTATATAATCATCTGCTTCTGCGTCAAAAGCATCTATTATAAACTCGTATCTAGATTGGTCTGATACCATTATAACTGGTGTTCTATGGTCTGTTTTACGCAAAGCTTTTAATAACCTCAAGTCGCCAGGTAAGCTAGTTTTATAGTGTCCGAGTATACACAAATCATAATTCTTTTCTTTTATCTTGTGAAGTATATCTGCTTCAGTAGACGTAATTACTTCAAAGCCGTAAAACTGTAAATAGTCTGTCATTACGCTACAATCTTCGTCCTGATAGACCAAAATTCTTAGTAAACCTATTTGCTTATTCATTTCAGCTTTTCTATTATACTGTTATACAATATTTCAAACCAGAATGGATTTAATCTCAGCAAATCGAAATAAGTATATACACCTTTTTGTATTATAAGTGAAGCATATTTAAGTTCCTTTTTAGTTCTTTTGTCTTTATGCTCATGGTAAAAGGTTATAAACTTGTCGATAGAAACCAAAAATTCCGGCTTGCGTTCCATAAGAATTTTTTGCTCTGTATTTTGAGCAAAATAATATGGAATGTTAGGCATAGCCCAAAAAGTAAGATTATTGCCATATTCTTTACTAGCTCTATATAAAAAGCCAGGACATATACGGATTGAGTCCGGATATAGCATTTTGCATAATCTTAACCTTCTTGGTATGAATGGATTGAGCAGCATGGCTAATCTCTTGTTTATAAGAGCAGAATACTTATCAATCATTCTTGTATGCTCCTCGACAAGCAAAGAGACTAACAGCTTAATATTCTCGTTTCCAATAGGGTCACTCAACCTTATATATTCTTGGTTGAATGCCTGTCTTTGAATACGTATTCTATCTTGCTTAAGTCTCTGAGCTTTTTGTCTATTGGCTTTTGCTAATGCCAAACTTGCTTTACGCTGTCCTTCGTCACCATGCAGAAAAGTAGTGTCTTTTGTTAACTTACGCCAAGCATCATTTCCATAATATTCTTCGATTTCAGCATTTTCTGGCAACTCAGATAATTGCGTATGCTCTTCTTCTAAGGCAATCTTTTCGCTTGCCTCTTCTTGAGCTTCTTCAATATCCTCATCATCGCTTTTAATTTCATCGAGAAATTCAAAGAGTTCCTTTTCGGTTAAGTCTCCATATTGCTTAATATCTTCCATGCCACTTAAATAATGACTTGATTATATCTTTTCCAGCTTGCTTGCTAAGCAATCCAAAATATGCAATTGCAAGCATGAGTCTTGCTATTTTATGCAATACCCATGCTAATAGATATATAGGGAAATAAAGTACACCTACGCATCTCCATAAAAATTTAAGCACCTTTTTCATTTTTCTAATATATATAATGGTTGTTTTATTTCTGCAAATTGTGCATTTATGCGCTGCATATTTGCCTGCTGGTTTATAGCTTCTTTTATTGGGCTTTTTATTTCTTGTATACAGCTCAATGAACTTATTATGCTAAACGGAGGGCATGCCATATAAACATCGACCAATGCATCAACTAACTCATCTTTGCTTAGTTTCTGCAGATTACTCTTTATTATCTCCCTTATTGGATTATTCATCTTCTGCTTGCTTTAATTCAACATAAGTCTTATGAAAAGCTTCATCACCTATTCCTTTAATAAAAGTTCTAAGTGTAGAAGGATATTCGCTTGTATTTATAGTCTTATCGACTACTTTCGCGTAAAGAGCAGCAAGAGCTTTAGGCCCAAATACCTTTTTCTCTTGTAATCTTTCAATGGGACCTCTTTTGAATTGAACACCTGGATGTTCATACATAATCTTCGTACGAGTTAAGTGCAAGTCCTTAATCAAAGTCTCAATATGCTTTTCAAACTGAGGCATTTGAATAATATCAATAACTTTCAAATCTTCCAGCTTCATTTTTATAAGTTTTTAAGTTGTTGTTTATAATACTTTTCTTGCATATCGAAATGTCTCTTATATATATGCAAATCATGAGCAAAATGGTAATAAGTACCTATTGGCACACCGAGCTCATCCGCAACTAATTGTTGAAGCTTTGTCCAACAATACTGGTCATTGCAAAAACCATAAACCAAATCGTTGCTTCGCATAGTTACGCACATATCAAGAGTTCCTATTTGAGGCTTAATATCAAATCCGACTGATAGTGTACAAGGTGTATCATATTCATAGTCATCTTTTTCTTTACCGTCAAATATAGTAAACCAAGCTTGACGAGTATCTTTATTCTCTTTAAGCTGTTTAATGCACTTTGCCAATTGGTGATTGCGAGTCCACTGCCATCCATAATTAGAATTGACAATGTTATCTCCACCATGCATTTTATCCCATATAGGAGCATGCTTTTTAATTTCAGCTACACTCCTATCTCCAGACATATACCAGGCATATTCGCGCTCTGCATATTTCTCACTAAACTTACGCCACTCTGTAGTTATTATTCTTTGCTCAGGATTAAGTAAGTAAAAACCAACATTGTAAACAGCTTTTGTTCCAACATTAGTATTTACTCCTTGGCCCATAATAAAAGCATATAGGTCTTCAAAAGCCTCAGTAGCATTTTTATAAGCTATATTCATAACTATAGTTGTTTAAGTTTTTTGCTATATCTTTTCTTTTGAAATTAGTTTATAAATAGTGTGATTATTCTTAAATATTGAGCCACAGTTACACACATTTTCGTGTCTATAACAAGTTTGGTTATAATAACCACCACGTGGCTTTAAGAAAAAGCAGCCATAACACCCTGCTACTTTTTCACTTTCACCTTTAACTCTTTTAAGGGTGTATTTATATTTTTTTTCTTTAACCGTTATAATTTGTCCTATCTTACCCATAGCTATTCTTTTTCTTTATAATCTAATATAAGTGCAACTCCATAATCATACCAAAGAAGCTCATCAAGTTCTTTTTCAGTTTTGCAATTATATTTACATAATTCAGCCTCTAAATCCATCGGGCTTTCAATGTGAACTTCATCTTCTATATACTTTGCCATATCATTTAACTATTTTATTGGTGCTGCTGTTATAAACTCTAAACAACAATTCTTCAGCTTCTTCATTCATGGCATTGCAAATACTTATTGCTTCTTCCATAGATAAGCCTGTAAGCTCTTCGTCATCATCACTCACTGCAATTTCGCCAGTAATTAATCTTATTTCAAATGAATTAGCTAATACAAAAGCTTTGGTAGCATCAAGTGCTTGTACGCATATATAATGTACAGCGTCCCAGTATATATAAGACAATGCGGTTGTATCTTTTAATATATCGACATAAAGCTCTCTCAACTTTTCTGGCTTAAACCATCCATGCTCATCCATTCGTCTATATTCAGCAAGCCATCTACCATACCCATTTGTGGCCTTAAACCTGTTGGCATAAACAGCCACAAATCTAAGAAATTGGTCTGTATAAATAACTCGTGGAATTTCAACTGTTTTCTTCTTGAGCTGTTTCATGTGCTTAAAGTTTATATATTCTCGCGCGTTCTAGAGCACGCTTATTATTCCATTATTATTCAATCATTCATGTACTTAAAGCGCGATATTGCGCGCGAGAATAATGTGAAAATCAATCCTTAATATGACCCAGTAGACCCGAGTGCTCCATCACCACGCTCAGACGAACGGCTGAAAAGCTCTGATTCAGAAACTTCTTCAAGGCCTTCATACGATACAGGCACAAGAATAAATTGCGCTATTTTCATACCTGGCTTAATATGTACTCTGGCTTTACCAACATTTATAAGATGTATATGAATTTCGCCTTGGTAGTCTTCATCTACAATCTTGGCTCCGAGAATAACAATGCTTTCAAATGCTTCTGCTTTCGGCGTTCTACCAGCTCCAAGGCAAGCCCATTTAGAAGTTACAACTCCTGATTTATCAGCCGCCATAAGCATATATCCTTCTGGAATTTCCATCTTAATACCTGATGGTATCAAAACATCAGTTCCTGGATTTACAATAAAGCCTTTGTTACTGCCAAAGTTAGGAACGAAAAAATCAATTCCAGCTGCTTTACCAGTCCCACGAACAGGGGACTTTACGTTTCTTATTTTTGCAAACTTCATGACTGCATCATTTTAACAGGTTCTTCGGCTGCGAGCGCCATTGCTTTTTGCATATATTCTACGGCCTCTTTATTCTTTCTACCATATTCGGCCAATCTAGATTTTTCAAAAGCTTCAGCTATAATAGCTTCAATCTTTGCGGCCTTAGGATTAGAAGCGTTAATGCCATGCTTATCCATAAGCTCTCTGTTGTACTCATACTTGATACCTCCTTCTACAGGAACAAGCTTGGCTATTTCTGCATGAGTATTTGACTTTCTGCTTGTAGGAACAGTGATAATAATCTCCTGATTGGTTGTCATGCACATATCTGTGCGCATTTCCATTACTTCATTGAAGTTGCGCTTAAACTCTCTTGGAGTTACTGAAATTAAACTTTTCATAATGATGCCAAATTAGCAATTAAGTTCAACATATATGTTTTGTCTTTATCTCTTCTGAGCTTCATCTTATCTTTTAAGGCGAGAGCTACTAGCTGAACACCTATAAAATGATGTTTTGCGTGAGGCTCGTCGATTATATCCAATACTACCTCTTTGGATATAATCTCATCATAGCTTTCGGTCTTGTCAATGATAGCATTTATCTTGACTCCACCAATTACAAATGAGTAACACTTGCCTCCTTCATAGTTTTCATTCTCAAGGCCAGACAGGAATTGAAGTTCTTTTAACTTTGCTTCCTGCTCTTCTTTCAAATGAAATACCTTTATATCTATATCCTGTGGATTAGACGGAACTCCGAGCATAGCCAGAGCAGTTGTACCTGTTACCATATACTCAATTCTATTTGCATTGCAAAAGTCATTGAGTTTGAATAAAGCTTCTTTTATCTTCATATCTGTTACATTAAATCGTCATCGAATAAACTTGGTTGCTCAGTGGCTTTAGAAGCAACTTTTACATCTCCTGGTTTACGTTTTAATACCCAAAGAGTATTACGTGAAGCATCCGGGAACATAGGAGCCATGATATTGGCAATGAGGTTTGAGTCATAATACTCTTTAAGAGCATCAAACATTTTCTGCTGCCAATCATTCATCAGTGGCTTATAGTCTTTAGCCGAAGCAAATGTACCGAACTTCTTTACTATGTTGAAGTGTTTCAGCAATATGCCTTCAAGCTCCCAGTGGTCAAATTCTTGCACATCAACTCCACGACCATCACCTGAGTCATAAGTATGATTACCAGCTGCTCCTACAGATGGGTCATAGTTCGGAGTTGAAAGGTAATAAGTAGCGTTATTATTGCCACAAGCCTTAAAGTTCTCCAAAAACGCATCTGCATTCTGTTTGCCAACATGCTCGAGCACTTCAAAAGCGCAGACTTTGTCAGCATTAAACTTGCTGAAATCCATGTAGTTTTTAACAAGGTCAGCAATATAGAAATGAGCCCAAGGTACATTGGCATACTTCTCAGCTGCTTCTTGAATTGTTTTTTCGCGAATATCGATACCGATATATTCTTTCTGCTTAAACTTGTTTCGGTATAATACCTCAAGCAAGTTAGCAGCTCCACAGCCAAAATCAACAATGGACTCGCCAATCTTAGCTTCTTTCAAGATATGAGTCCACCGCAGATAATGCGCAAATTGGTCTCTGTGGAATACGTGACGCTCAAAAGCCTGGTCAGGTCTGAGGTCTGTTGTGTTATACACTTTTGCCATAATTAAAAAAATTGTTTATTTGTTGAAAATATCTTTATGCTCTTCCAGATAGTCATTCATAGAGCCCATGTAAGCTACTGCATCAAGAAGATTATCCTCTTTGTGCGCATAAGCCTCACGCGATAACTTAAGAGCTATCATAGCTCTATACATACCAGCAGTTGTTATTTGCTGGTCTTTAGGCGACATCAAGTTATAAAGAGCTGCTGCTCTTTCCATTGATGCCTGAAATGGTCCGTATTGACGCTCTTTTTCCTCTGAGCGTTCATTTACAATCTTGTTTGCTTGTTCTAAGATGTTAGCCATGATTATTTACCGTTTTTATAGTTAATACAATCCATTTTACAAGAGTCGGCCAATAGCTTATGAACTTCTGGGTTGTTCCATTGAGAAATCATAAGATAAAGCTGTGCATCTTTCTTATATATTTGAGCTTTTGTATATTGTTCTAAAGCTTCTATATGCTTAGTATTTTGGCCTATAGCACTATTCATATAGACAATACATAAAGCTTGTATTACTATGATAACACATAGTCCGATAATTATTTTCTTCATTACACTACTAAATTTTTAAGTTCTGCTTTTAATCTTTTTGCATCAGCTCCTCTAAATGTTTGTGCATTTGCCAAGAAGTATCTAACAATATCTCCTGCAGTATCATAAAGATACATAGCATTCGGGTCTGAAGTATCAAGTGTTAACATTGCCTCTAAATAAGGCACCGCACCAAAATATACATTAAGCCATGTTGACTTTATATCTTTGGCTATTTGCTGAAAGGTTCTTTTCTTGTCCATTTTATTATCTTTATTTAGATATGCAAATATACTAATTTTCTCCGAGAATAGAAAATTTTTTCATTATAAAATGCACTCACTTAACACTTTTTAACTTGGCCAGATTTTATTGCTCTTCTGGATATTCTATTTGCAGTAATTCTTTGCAAAATTGAATAACTTGCTCATAATTATTATATGCAGTTTGAGTAATAATTCTCCGCTGAAGTATCGTTAGCTTATTTTTAATAATAAACTTATTTATATTAAGAGAGAGAGCTTTATCATTGCATCTTCTTTTATCTCCTAACTGAATAGCTAACTGAGCATAATGAATACACTTCTTTATATCCTGCACTCCATTTTTAGCTTTATACCTGCTAATATATTTTATAATGCATCCTTGTATAAAAGAGCATCTTAAAGCAGTTATAAGCTCTATTGGTTGCATAGCCATATCTTTATAATGGCTACCACCTATTTGTACATCTGTTGCTTTCATATTTCTACTTTTGTATAATTATTAAAATCACAATATGTATATTTAGGAGTTTTAGCATCATTTGCATATCTACAAGTAGTTGTCCATGCATTTTTTATGACTACTTCATATATTACACCGTGATAGCAGAAAATATCTCCAACTTTTAGTCTTGATAATTTAATACAATTTGCGCTCATGATTATCGGCTATAAATCCATTTGCTACTCTCAATTCATCCATAAACATCACAGAGTTATAATGCTTAGGAAACGGTTTTACTATCTCATACATTGTATCTTTATGCATCACAAAACCGTCGTTTACAGCTTTTACATACTCTAGTTTTATAAACTTGTAAAGATACGCAGTTTCTGAATTTCTGCCTGGCTCTTTGCCAAGCAAAATTTCTTTTGAACTTACTACTTTGCCAACATTATCGTTAACAAATTTTACCATTTCCAGAAATACTGGAGCTTGCTTTCCATTACGTCCCATATTACATATATTTTTTATATTTGTCGATTTTTGCTTTTATACTATCCATTAAGGCATTTTGCTTTTTATCTTTTGCTTTAAGTGCTCTGATTACATCTTCATCATGAGTGCCTTGCAAAATTAAATGGTTTATAACAACATGATTTTGCTGTCCCTGGCGATATAATCGAGCATTAAACTGCTGATATAATTCAAGACTCCATGTTTGCCCAAACCAAACTATTATGCTACCTCCTGCTTGAAGATTAAGCCCATGACCTGCTGATGCTGGGTGAGCTAACATGACTTGTATTTTGCCGGCATTCCAGTCTTCAATATCTTTATTATTTTTAAGCTCTCTTGGCTTATATTTTTTAAGATATTCCACGATTCTATCCCTATCGAATTGATAGGTCCATGCTACAAGCACAGATTGGCCATTTGCATCTTCGATTATCTCCTTAAGAGCTTCAAGCTTAATATCATGAATTGGAAACACATTTCTTTCTTCATCATATATAGCTCCATTAGCAAATTGAAGTAATTTATTTGAAAGGGCAGCGGCATTGACTACGTTTACTTCCACAGGCTTTTCAACAAATACTGAATTACCATTTTCGTCTTCTTGCTCAATCGTTTCAGTAGCACTTATTAAGTCAAGCACTTTATTCTTTTCAAAGTCATCGTATTGCTTCTTTAGAGCTTCAGGCATTCTAAGCTTTATATAGTTATCTGTCCTAAACGGCATTTCAAGATAATCATCGGCTTTCATGCTTATGCAAATATCCTCTATTTTCTTATGTATTAGATATTCTGAGTCACTCATCAAATCGTATGAATATACGACATGACCATTCGTTTGACCTGGCCGAAAATACCTTTCTCTATATCTGGATATTGTCTTTTCAAGGCGCTCGCCTCTATCCATAAGATATATTTGAGGCCATAAGTCAATAAGACCATTAGGAGCAGGCGTGCCTGTTAATCCTACTAACCTTTTAAGATAAGGCCTTGCACCACGTAATGCCTTAAAGCGCTCTGATTTATAAGACTTAAAACTGCTAAGCTCATCAACTACTACCATATCAAAAGGTAATTTGCCTCCGCCATATAAAGCACAAAGCCATGCAGCATTATCTCTTGATATGATATAAATATCAGCTTTTGTTTCCATAACAGCTGCTATTCGCTGTTTAGCAGTACCTATAATCTTAGAAAAGCGCAAATGCTTTGTATGTTCCCATTTCTCTGCTTCTTCTTGCCAAACTGACTCAGCCACTCGTTTTGGAGCTATAACTAATACAGAATTAATTTCACAATAATCAAACATCAAATAATTTATAGCAGTAAGAGTTGATATGGTTTTGCCAAGGCCCATATCTACAAATACACCGCAAAATGGATGCTCGATTATATGCTGCACGCAAGCTAATTGGTATTTATGTAAATCTGTTTCTTTCATCTTTTGTTACTGTTAAATATAGCTAAACAAGCTAAACCAAACAAAGCACCTATTATAAATGCAACTATGTTACTTATCATAAATTATACTATCTATAAATTGTTCAACGCCTTTTATCGTATCTATTACTTCAACTCTAAAACCCAAAGCTCTAAGCTTATTGTGCATATATGCCTGTATGCGTTTAGGCTTTCGTCCAGTTGTTTTTAATTCCACAAAAACTATTTTATGGCCCGGAAATAAGCACATTCTATCTGGTAAGCCTATAAGTTGGTCACACAGCAGTTTTATGCACATACCACCGTTTATTTTAACAAGCTCGGCCAATTTGCGCTCTATAACTTTTTCACTGTCTATCATCATGCTTTATACAATCTTTACATATTAGCCGTGGCGTACTATTATTTATTATAACAATTCCACAGCATTTGCGTAATTGTTTTAAGCTTGGCTTATAATGGTTATAAATACCAATCAGCTTGCCGCACTTATCACACTCTACTATATATTGCTTAATAATCATACTCTTACAATATAAATGTTATACTCACACTTATCCAAATTAAATTCCAGTCTGTCAACACAAAACTTTTGGCCATTGTATATAACAACCGTTTTGACAGATGGAATATGTTCTATATTTCTTGTTACAAGAAGCACAGAATTACGGTAATTTCCGTATTGCATTTTATAAAAATTTGCTATCATAATAAGCTATCTTTACGTTTATAGTATTTCTGTTTACCATATAAAGGAAAGTTCTTAGTGGATGCTATAGCTTCCCATTCAGGCAATGACCTAAGAATTTCATTAACCTCTCTGGTATTATATCTTGACATTTCTGTCTTATCTTTGCCAAGGCACTCACACCATACTTCAGCAATGCAGACAAAGTCTTTTTGCACTGTACCGTTTTTAGACAATGGGTCTTCAAGCCAACGTCTTCTGTCGTACAGGTCCATTTTATCCCAATCATCTGGAAATTTAGTATTAAGATATTCTTCAATAATACCTTTTCGCTCATCTGCTTCTGAGTGTTTATGTTGCTCAATCTTAGCAATTATATCTTCATCACCAACGAGGTATAAAGGCTCTTTTGCCAAATATAGTTGATATGCTTCAGCCCATATTTGATTTATTTCATCTTGTGTAAGGTCATCATTTACAGACTTTGTAGCATATTCTGGCCTTACGTCTATAGGCATAAATCGTCTATTTCCTGTCGGGTCACGTAAGAAATCTTTGTTGTTAGTAGTACCAAAAAATACGCATTGGCGCTTATATGTTTCTACTGTTCTACCATACGCTGGCCTGAACATATCTTCTCTTTTTGATATGTAGTGCTTTATTGACTCTACTTCTGCTTTCTTAAGGCCTGAAAGCTCTGCCATTTCAATCAGCCACGCCCCTTGTATCTGTTCAAATGACTCCTTGCCCTGCACAGTCGTGAATGTATCTGAGAACCATTCCATGCCGAGCTTTTTAACGAAAGTACTTTTATATGTTCCTTGTTCTCCGACAAGTATAAGCGCTGTGTCGAACTTAATACCTGGCTCGAATACCCTCGCAACAGCCGCCACCAACGTTTTCCTAATGGCGGCTCTAGTATAAGCGTTATCTTCTGCTCCAAAATAATCAATCAATAATGTATTAACTCTCGGTATGCCATCCCACTTTTGAGCACATATATACTCTCTTATCGGATGGAACTTTTTCTTTTCAAATTCAAGCGCAAGCGCGTCGTCCACTTTTTGACTTGACACAATGCCGTAAACACACTCAATGTAATTACGAACACCAGAATAGTCAACATCACGAAGAGGCTCCACAGTATCGACTTTACGCCATGGTAACGAACGTGTAACATATCTTTTATTATCAAAAATGTTTAGCTTAAATACATCTTTTAAGAATTGGTCATGCTGAATTATTATATTCAAGTTATTGGCAGAATTATCATATTCGCCTTTTGTATTAGCGTCAAGCTCTTCTGTCCATGAAGTATCATATTCTTCAGGAACTTCTGCTTTTGCTTCTTCTGCAAACTCGAATTTAGCTTCAGCAAACTTTTCTTCAGCAATATGCTTTTTTGTTGTAGAGTCCTTAGAGGCAAATTCTTCCATTGCCTTAAAGCTCTTTTTATCTTTGTCTTCTTTTTCTTTGCCCGTATCTAAATGGCCAAATTTATGTATGCGAACCAAATCAAATGCATTACACAATCTGCCTCCAGCAGGGTCTGTTCCATGGTGAGAATATGCAAATTTATCATCATAGACTATTAAGCCCGCAGCTGTAGAGCCATTTATATACGTATATCGCCCTTCTCCAGCTGGTGTATATACATCTGAAAGAAAAGTCTCAATGGCTTCTTGTATAGTATAAGTACGGCAGAAAACACCAATTATGCCTTTTTTATCTTCTGGGTCTTCTTGCTTTTTGATAGCTTGCATTATTACATCTGCGCTATCTGTAGCAGTTGGCCATTCGCTCGTATCATGCCAATCATCATATAGCCCAAGGATATAATCAGCTTCAAGGAAAGGTCCGTCTTGAAATTCAAAGTAGTACTCAATATCTGATGATACAGACGGCCAGAACATAAGTCTATTTACATCAAAAGTTGACTGGTCAAACAAATCAATGTTTAGGTCTCCAGCGACTTTTCGAGCAATAGCTTGATATTCTTCTTGCGATACTTCCCTATCTAGGGGAATTATCAATCTATGCCTTGGCTTTGTGGCACTCGACTTATGAGTTGAGTGTATAACTGCTGCACATCCAAATAGCATTGTAAAATCCCACCAAAAATTCTCATGTGAAAAGTCCACATCCAAAGTAAGAAGTTGGCGGTATAAAACATTGGTTTTATCGCGTCTGCCATTTGTGAGAAATCCTCCCACAAAGCCACCAACATCTTTTATCTTGCTTTGCTCCTCCTTAGTGGCATTCATGAACTGCTTATATGTTTCAGCAGTTACCACTGGAGTAGATAGCTTTTGTACTAGAGCATTCCAAGTAATTTTGGTATTTTTCCATATCTTACTTGAAACACTCATTCCAATAGCTATGCTAAGATTTTCATCATATTCTAATTTACCTACTTGCATAAATACTAATCATTTTTGGTAAAAATCCATAACTCCTCCATCTGCATTAAGTGGAAGGTCTTGTGCCCACAAAGGTGGAGTTGACATGATTTTTACCAAATTATTATACCATAGCTGAGCATTCTCTTCTGGAACCTCTGTTATAACTTCATCGTGTATTGAACCCACAATTCCATATCCAGCTTTTTCCATTCTAAGCATAGCATCACCTAACAAATCTCTTGATACAGCTTGAACTATATTTTCTGTTAGTTTGCCACCATAGGTGTCTATGCTTATCCATTGTTTTGTTGTCTGGTCGATGCCTCTATAGCACAAACTTCGAATTGGAACTGTAGAACGGCCTATTTTCTTATCTTTGAATTCAGGCTTATAATAAAATAGTTTTCTGCCTACAGGCAATTCTATTGTCATAAATTCACCGTCACAATCAAATATAACATTTTTACTAGTGCACTTAACGGCTCTGTGGTATCTTACCGCTTCTTTAGAAGCCTCATCAATCTCTTTCCACATATCAACTATATTAGGATTGGCCATGCGCCATTTTCGTACGAGCGACATCATTTCTGTGTCTGAAAGACCCATTTTATCACCGCCCATGCGCTTTAATGCGCCAAGACCTCCTTCATAACCTAATGCTAATTCGGATATTTTTGACTTGTCGCGAAGCACTGAGCCTTTTTTAATTTCAGACTTTGGTACTCCAAACATCTTTTCTCCAGTTGCTTCATAAATCTTGCCGTCACCGTGAAATACATCTAATCGCCACTTTTCATTAGCGAGCCAAGATATAACTCTTGCTTCAATAGCTGAAAAGTCAGCAACTGCATATTTCATGCCTTGTGGTGGTATAAGAGCTGTTCTTACTAACTGGGACAAAATATCTGCAACATCATCATACATCATCTCAACCGACTCCCAATCACGTGCTCTAATCATTTCGCGTGGTACTTCTATATGTGATATATGATTTTTTGATAAATTCTGCAATTGCAATAATCTACCTGCCCATCTACCAGTTCTATTTGCGCCATAAAATTGAAATGTGCCTCTGACCCTATGGTCTTTCATAGCACAATTAAGCATAGCATAATACTTCTTAATAGACGTTTTTGAGAGCTTTTTGCGTATATTAAGCAACTCGATAACATCTGGATAATCTGCAAACTCTTTCATTAAATCAGGCATTGTTTCCTTTGAAAGTGACATAACAACACATCCTGTTGTCTTTTCAATCCATTGCCTAATTTGAACAGGCGAGTTTGGATTTTCAAGCCCTGTTAGCTGTTGAGCATGTTGCGTTAAGATAGAAGTATATGTGTTATCTACTGCGATAGCAGACTCTGCTAATTCCATATCAACCAAAATACCTCTATCGTTTATATTCTGGTCAAGCACATACATCTTGCGCTCAATATCAGGAATGATATATGCCTCTAATCTCTTAAATATCTCGCGCTCTGCGAGTACGTCATACTTATTATATTCCTTATACATTTCCCACTTTTCAGGAGCATGTTCAGGATAATTCCGAGTACGCATGCCATTAACTCGAGTTGCTTTGCATGGGCATGAGAAGTATTTAATAAGCGCTTTACCAGTATTTAACTTTTTATCTGTAAGATTAAGAGCCTTTGATACTCCGTCCAAAGAAAGTGGTAAACTGCAATACGCAGCTTTTACAGAGGTACAATACCACTGTTCTGCTGGAACATTATATCCTATACGCTTAAAGCTCAAGCGCTCAAATACTGCATTATGTGCCACTTTTACACAATCCGGGTCAAGTAGAGCTTCTTCAAACTCTTCAGGCATTTCTTCACCTTGAGCCAAATCTACTATCTTTACCGGGCCATCATCTAAAGCATATCCTATTATAAGAATTTCAAAGTCTGGTGACTCAATATACTTATAAGCTCCAGACTCTTTAATATCTACAGATGAATATGTTTCAACGTCTATAAAAAGATTTTTTGCCATTATTATTTGATATTTATAATAGTGGGATAAGCGGGAGTCGAACCCGCAAGTGAACGCCCATACCTCGCCCTGTTTTACCAGTTAAACTTATTATCCCATAAAAGATAGGTCCAGACTAATTGGCCCGGACCTATCCCGGCGTAAACAAATGCCCGATATTACATCAACTCATCATCCCATTCGTTCTCACCGCCAAAGTCCTCTTCAGCAGTAGAGCCGCCGGCTAACATCTCACCATCTTCGAGCTTCTGAAGATTATTCAGCCCAGCTGCGATACCTTTTGATGATACGTTGAAAGCATAGAAGTTGATTGATGCACGGCCATAACAACCACTGTAGAATTCTTCTTTTTCCATAATAGGATTAAGTTCCTTGTCTACAATGCTCGGTTTACGCTGGCTATTAGCATTGATGAAATACATGCCTTCGAATGCAGGGTCGTCACCACGCTCGTCATCACCATCGCGCAAAGGCAATTTGAGGTTTGAAGGTATTTTGCCGTTCTTATCTGCGAGCTTAGCTTTGCCTGCTTGCTTAGCTGCCTCAATAGCTTTGTTAATCTTTTCCAAAGTCTTAGTATCTGTTTTAGGAATAAGAACGCAGATATTGTACTTAGGAGTATCGCCCTCATTCATAACTGTGGGCTCGAACACATTTACATAGCAAAATCTTACTTTGCCAGTTACAACCTTGGTTGAATTTACTTGATTACTCATTGTCTTTTAATTTAAGCTGTTATTATTACTTTTTTCTATTATTTCTCATATAACCTTTAAGCTTTCTATGTTTAGCTTTAAAGTTAATACAATTGATACCATAGCCAATCATATTATTGGGGTCATGACCAAAAGCAGTTCCTACCAATTTTGGTGATATAATAAAAGGATTACGTTCCATGCTAAAAAATATTATTCGTCTTTGAAATCTAATTGTGCTTGATTATAACCCATCGCTGGTCTCTTGTCTTCAAGCGGTACAAGAGTAGGTTTACCTTGAGGCTTAATAACCACATCAGATAAAAGCTCTTTAAATCTTACTTTGCCAACCAGTTTTTCAATATCTGTGATTGATTTGAGCTTCATATTGAAAATTTCATCTTCTGAAAGCTCTGGGCAACGAGCAAAGATTGCATTTGAGGCTTGGTTTTCATCAACCCACTTGCGTCTGCTTATACCCTCAACTAGCTTAAGACCTGGCCATTGCTTATTCTCTTCTATAGCTTTTTTCTGTGCATATTCTGCAATAGAATTAGCCCATTCTACAAGCTTAGGAGTACGGCGAACAATATCAGCAATCTCATCGTCTGTAAGAAGTGCTGGCTTTGCAAACTCATGCTGAGCTATTTCAAGCTGTTGCTCATACAACTTTCTACACTGATTACGAACAGCACAAAATCTGCACCAATCTCCAGCATTAAGCTCGCCTTCACCATTGAATGCAAGTTGTGCTTTTGGTTTAAGCTCTTCTTCAGCCCATTTACGAAGCTCTTCCACAGATATTTGCCATGAAGATATATTGTTAATGCGAGGCTGTATAATAGTCAATCGCACTTCCGTTATATCATACATTGTATCATATTTCTGCAAAGCTCCAAGCCCATAAAGCATAAGTTGCTTATTCCATTCAGCATATACTGGAACACCTTTTCCATATTTTAAGTCAATAACTTCCATAAGGTTGTCATTGATAACAACACAGTCAGCTGTTCCAAAGCTTTCAGGCACATATTCTGTCAAATCGAGTTTCTGCTCAATTTCCATGACGGCTAACGGATTTTCAGTTTTTGCTTCAGCTAATTGTTCTGAGCAATAATCCGTATAGATAGGTACAACTTCAAGCATTTCCTCGCTGAACAGGTCATTTGCCATTATCTCTTCGAGCCTTTGGTCAAAGTCTTGCTCACTAATGCTATTAAGTGTATCTTTTCTCAGGTAAAGCTCTGAGAGCTCATGAGCTAATGTACCTTCTTCTGCATATACCGAAGACTTCTTTTCTCCGTATTCATCTTCAAGCTTAGCAGATGGAGTACAATTAAGCCATCGTCCTGCTCCAGAAGCCGAGAGGAGTGCATGACTCCTCTGGCTGTGATTTTGTAAAACTTTAGATGTTTGAGGCATAATTACGCAAGATTTACTAAGAAGTCATACATTTCATCATACTTAGCCGGGTCAAGCTTTGTTACACTCGGGGCTCCAAGCTCATTGAGTTTCTGCTTGATTACGTCGCGATGAGCATTGACTTTCTGTGCAAGCATTGCTCTTACGTCTTCAACGCTCTTATTCGCAGAAGAAGCAGCCGGAGCAGCAGGTGCTGAAGGTGCAGCTGGAGCAACGGGTTTTGTCGGGGCAGGTTGAGCAGGCTGAGCTGGAGCTGCTGGTTTTGCAGGTTGAGTTGGAGCCGCTGGAGCTGCAGGCTTTACCGGTTGAGCTGGCTGAGGAGCTGGTTTTGCGGGTTGAGCAGCAACCTGAGCAGCTACTTGAGCTCCACTTGGAATTCCCGCTGCAAACATTGATTTAATAAAATTCTGTGTACTTTCTGATAAGTTTACGCTTACTTCAACTGAAATTTTAATTGTTTCCATTTTCGTAATTTTTAATAAAGTTATCTAAATAGTTAATAAACTCGTTTACTGTCATATCTGGTACGTTTGAGAGCTTTTGGTGGATAAGCTCATTATTCTTATATATAGATACGTACACGCCTTTATAATTCAGCTTTACTTTATATTCGCCTTTCAGCATTGTTAGGCATCCATCTTCAGATGAACCTTTCCAAGTATTTGCTGAAAACAAATCAGTTACTAACACGCCAATATGATTGGCCAATCGCTCTAACTGTATAACATCCAAATTGGCTTCACCCTTTAACACACGGTCAAATGCCTGTTTCGGATATTTAACAGTAGGAAATAACACCTTCGCTAAATCTTCCGTATTTAGCTTGTAGTGCTCAATTACATTACCTATATTAAACTGTTCCATATTTTGGTGAATTTTATTATCTTATTTTCGATATGCAAATATACAAACTATTCTCGAAAGAAAAAAATTTTTCCATTATTTTTTGAGAATTTATTTGTTAAAAATAATTAAACAGCAATTTTAGTGCGGCTTTGAAATTGCTGTAAACAAAGAAACAATAAAAACAATGCCTCTATATATTTCAAACTTAATTTCTTAATTTCCGATTAACATTAAGGTTAATAAGAAATATCGGCTTTTAATACGAAAAGATTTAATGAAATTATTGTTTCTTTGTTTACAGCATATATAAGTAATTGATTTTGAGCACTTTAGGCGTAAACAATGACTTGTTTATATTGTTTCTGTTGTTTACCGCTTTATGAAGTATTTTGCACACAGCCATATAATTACTAAGGCTATGGCGGTTATCAGGTATTCACCAATATTAATTTTTATCTTTTGCCATTTAGTAAGCCGAGCTTCTACAGGGTATGCAACTTGAATTGTATCAACTTTTTCTCGCCAGAGAGTATCATGCTTTTCTATGTATTTATACAAGTATTTATATTTACTGAGATACACGGTATCGCCTTTGTGCTCTACATAGATTGAATCTCTATGATATATGCTATCAATTTTGGTCTGAGATAAGTAAGTAGTATCTCTTTTCGTTGTTTCCACGGGCACATATTGAATTGACTTACAGCTATATAATATAGTGGCTAAAAATATAAGTGTAATTATTCTCGCTAATTCTCGCATAATCTTTGAGTTTTATTTGTTATTATTCATATTTAATATAAAAACCATTCTCGCACATAAGAAATTATTGCGAGAATGGCTTTTATGTGCTTCAGAGGTCTTTATACTCGTACTTAGCATCAAAGCTGGGGCATGCCTTAGCTGCAAATTCCCTATGCCCGTGTATGGTAGCATTTGGATATTTTGCCTTAAGCTTTTTGAGCAAATCTATCAATGATTGCTTTTGAGCTTCTGTGCGCGTATCTTTTGGCGTTTTACCATCTTTAGCTACTCCGCCAACATAGCAAATACCGATTGAGTTAGCATTTTGACCTGAGCAGTGGGCTCCAACTACACTTTCATCTCTGCCTTTATGAACAGAGCCATCGAGCTCAACCACATAGTGATAACCAATATCTTTCCAATGATTGCCATTAACATGCCAATCTCGAATAGTTTCGGTTTTGACGTCTTTTCCTTCAGGCGTTGCAGAGCAATGCACTATGAGTTTATTGATTTTTCTCATTGTCTTTGTCATTTAAGGCGATTATTTTTGTTATCTCATTAAGTATTTCGTGGCCTTGCTCTGCAGTGGCTGCTTGTACAATTTTCTTTACTATATCAGGCACATCAGCTGCATGAGCCTTTTTGCGCTTACTGTTCTCCACAACAGATTTACCCTCAATGTAGATTACAGCTATAGTACATAGAATTGTAGCAAACGGTACTATATAGAATGATAACAAGCTTCCCAGTATATCAAACATAAGAGCGAAAAGCATTAGCCTTACATAGTCGCCTATTTTTGTAACAGTTCTACGAAAACCATGCGACATAAGTGCTTGGCCTAATGCTTTTGCTGTAGTTGTTCCACTCCAGAAGTCCACGATACTACTGACCACCATGAAAAACCAGCAAACTAGGATTATGCCAACTCTAACAGCTATGAAAAACATGAGGGCATCAATATTCTTGGCTTCAATGAGTTCTAGCATAATCACACAAATTTTTCCCAGTTAATACTTATGGTTTTGCCAATAACATCAGCAGTCCATCTGCAGAAAATCATTCCCTCATAGCCATCTGGGTCATTTGCTACTTTATAAGCAGCTCTGAGGCATGATGCTTCATCTTTTAGAGGGTCTGGATAGAGGTCTGCGTAATACATATTAGCAAGATACGCCGCATCTCCATGTGTTACATGACTAGGAATTGTCAGACCAAGGCTTTCCATAGACTTCTTGACTTGAGAAGTTGTCCATGTGTGCTGTTGGCCATTTGCATTTTCCATCATTTTACTTACATGCTCTGCAAGCGCATCTGTAAAATGGTAGCCATGCTTTTTAACATACTCTGAATATCCTTTTGCAGACATAAGAGCATTCGCTGTTTGCTCATAAGGCAAATCAAATTTAACCTTATGCTCACCATGAGGAGTAGCTATTCTGCTTTCTACTACTACATCCTCTTCATCTTCGTGCTCCTTATCATGGTCGCACGTATGATGCTTTACTATGATACATTTTAATCTGTGTCCCATAACTTTTAGCTTTCAAATTTTTTGATGAAATTCTCCATCATTTCCTGCTGCTTTTTCATGAGTTCTTTCATTTCACCGATAGAACCTTCAATCTTGCCGAAGCGCTGCTCTGTTTCTTGCTTTTCCTTATACATAGGATTAAGTTCTGCGAGTAATGAAGGAGCTTTGTCAATGATGTTTTGAGCTTTAGAAGCAGAAGCCAAAACCTGTTCAGCATTTGCCTTTTGAGCTTCAACTTCGCTCGTCAATCCAGATTTTTCTGTTGACAGAACAAGATGCCCGGCATAGGTAACTGAATGGCTTTCAGGAATAGCGTAAGTTGCCATTTTTCCATTGGCCTCTATAGTAACATCTACTACCATCTCTGTTTTGCCAGTCTTCTGGTTCATTTCTAATCGAGGAAACGATACCTGAGTGGCTTTGCCTTGAATAAGGCTAAATTCCTGTGTATCAAGAATGTATACAGGATAATTCTGCTTTATATCTTTGAATAACAACATATAGCTTATCTTTTTGAATTGTTAATAAAAAAGAGGGCACTCAGAGAAGTATAAAACTTCCCTAAGTACCCTCAATTTCAATTAGGTCGCTGGTGCAATTGCATTCAGCTGGTCATCTGTAAGACCTGTTAAAGCTGAACTCTGTCGTAGCATCTCAGCTGCTGGAGTGATTGTTACTGTCAGTGAACTATATATAGCCAGACAATTAGAACTACCACAAGAAACATTAGCCAATCGTTGAGTTTGTCCCTCAGCCGATAGTACAACATTTGTAGGCAATCCGGTTTGTTCTTGGAATGCGGCCATAAACTCTTCAACAATAACCTGAGTTGTTGCTTGACAGCCACATCCTGGCGTTACTATTGTTACAGTAGCAATAACAGGCACAAAAACAGTCGTTCCATTAAAGATTGGAGTACCAGTCTTATAAGTTACGAATGCTTCAGGCTGATTTGTTGAGTTCTCACAAATTCTACGGCACAGGCGTTCTTTGTATGTTGCTAACAAAGATACTCGGTTGGGCACTTGCGCAGTGGATAATCCCACAGGTGATAAATATACTGCCATATCAGTGTCCTCCTTTAATTAGCAGCCACAGCCATTTCCACAACCACAGTTATTATTCCAGCCACAGCCGCAATTGCCAAGCCTGTTGAAACGCTCGTTAATCAGGTTGTTCTGGCGCTCCTGAGAAAGCTCGAACTTAAGGTCCTGAATTTTCAGAGCCTGTTCGTCCTTCCAGTGGTTGTTCAGAGTGTCGATGATACGCTGAGTGTTGTCCTGACCGGCACGAAGAATATCACACTTATCTTGCTGAGCCTGGAAAGCAGTAGCTGAGAAACCTTGTGTAATTGCAAAGCCAAGATCACGCTGACCGTTACGGAGTTCACCAGTCATCTGACAGTTCTGCAACTTGATGTCACCAGCCATTTGGATAAGTTCTTTCTGAGTCTGGCAGCAGTAGTCCTTAACAGCAGCAAGAAGGCCTGAATTACCGCGTTCAATAGCTGCAATAACGCGCTCAGCAGAGAAGCCAACCTGACCAGCAACTTGCTGGATAGCAGCCTGAACATCGCAGCAGCACTTCTGAAGAGTGTTGAAGTCAATGTTAAGCGTCTGAGCCAGCTGGCTAAGAGCAAAGCCATTGCCCTGGATAGCAGACTTAATGCAATCAGCATTCTGGTTGTCCTGCAACTGGGTACGGATAGCATTGAGCTGAGCCTGAGTTTCGATACCCTGGGTAGCAGTACCTGCACCATCCCCACCAAAGCCAAAGCCTCCATTGCGGAACAGAGCCAGGAACATGAGATAAGCAAACGGATTGTTCATCCAGTTGTTCATACCTCCACCCATCATGGCAGCCATAGGGCCCCAATCGTCTCTGCGGTTATTACCGTTTGCCAGGATGGCAGCTGCGAGCGCGTTGTCGTTGTTATCGCGGTCGCAACAATAGATTTTTTCTACAGTTTCTCCCATAATTTTGAAGAACTTAGAAATTTGTTAAACAATAAAGTTAATTATAATTAAGCCTCTCTAGAAAAGGCTATTTTAATTACTGCTACAATTCATTAAACCCAAAACGATTTGACAGTGATAATTTTACGATATTTCTTACTTTTTCTCTCTGGTCATTGCTCATTTCCTGATAACCAAAGTTAAAAGGTGTCTTCGCTATGCTCGTATCAGGTTTCCATTCCACTGACGTGAAAGATACACCATACATTGGAGCAATGTATGTTTCAAATAGCGTACCACCTAACGCATAAATAGGCAATCCGTTGTCTGGATGCAAATTATCAGATGCTAAGTCTTTTGCGTCTTCTGTGTTAATGGTTGGTTCTCTTCGCAATGACCACATTGTCGCTCCTCCTGGAGACACATTATAAATACCACTTAAAGCCATGAACTTCTGCGTGTTTTCGTAATTCAATTGTTGCCATTGTTTTTGTCCATCCTGCGAATTTTGGTACGGACTTAAATTGCCGTTTACTCCAGGAGTATAAGAACAATTAAAAGCAATAATTGTATCAAAGTTACAATTCCTTTTTACAATACTTACAAGTTCTGACCAATATGGCTCCCACTCTTGCTCCCATTTAATAGCTTGATACGCGCCTTGTTGAAACTCAATTATATCCCAACCTTCGTTCAGTGTATCTTTAAAATTAGCGGTAGTTTTCTCCCAATCTGAACCATTAGTTGATTTCCAACAGTCAACGGCTTCGTTGTTTTTGTACCTATCAATCCATTGAGAGAAATATGCACCACCTGTGTAAAAACCAGTAATTTCAGCATTGATGCCCGCTGATTGAATTATCTTATTCAAATACCACCATGCACACATGTTCCAAGAAGAACCGAAGCATAACATTCGTAATTTCTCAGACTTATCTCTACGCCTTATTGGCACATTGAATATTTGAGGAATACCGCCAATATTTTGTGCTGTAGCAACGGCCCATGTGCCATTTTTTCTTACATATTCTTTATCGTCTTTTGGGGCTTCTTCAACATAGTCCTTACTGTCAATATCGTATAGTGTTCCAGTATTCTTCAATATCATTGGCTGTATCTTTTGAGAGTCTTTTGAGGATAATATTGTGCCATCAATCGCCATAAGAAGTAGTGTGTCAATCACTACATTCATATAAAATGTTGGTTCAGAACTACCGCCTAATTTTATGGCCAATCTAAAATGTTCAATTCCGCCTTTATATCGTGGGCCACGGTATTGATAATTATACGTAATACTATAAGTTTCCTCTTTGCTTTCTCTAAAATATATAATAAACCTTGCATCATTCTCCTCACCAAAACCATATCCGTTATACGCACGTAACTGAGGTTGTCTGCTATCCCACCATGACGGTTTACCATCGGGAAACTCAAACCATATATCTTTCAATGTTCTACCAATTAAACTCAGGTCTGCTGTTACATCAGATAAATTCCCGCCAAATCTATCGAACCACGGCAATGTAGGTGGAAATTCTTGTAATTGTCTGACTTGATTTTTTACAGCGCCATCATCTTCAGACGCACCTATATTTTTCCAATTAGAAGCAGTTGTCCATGCTGATGTACTTGAACCGACAAATTGTTCAGTAACGCTTGTTGTTGCATCTGTTTTATAGGTTATAATTAATCCAAATTTTCTTATATTAGTTGGTACTGCACTTCTTGCTGTTGTCGCTGTATAGTATGAACCCGATAATGGCTTTCTATAGTCTAAATTATATAAACTCTCCCCATCTACAATCTGTTTAATAGTATTATTCAAATGCCTAAATGAGTAAATATTATAGAAATTATTACTACCGTAAAAACAGAAAGAAATAAAACCATCTTGAGTGAATGTATAATCAATTTTCTTCTCATTTATTGTTTCAGTGACAGCTCCATTTGAATTATATATTACGCAAGCAGTTGTTCCTTCAGATGTCGGTATTTGATAAAAATCTGCGATGAAACTATCTCCTTTAGTAATAGGCACTTTGTAATATGTAAACCAACCACCTGCATCTTTTAGTGTTCCATTAGTTTTAAGACTTTTATTTACATTTTTAAGGTCATCAGCTAATGTTATTTCTCTACCACGTTTCTCTATTTTAGAAAACTGTTCCTGTGTCGCAAACCCAGTTACTTTTTTGGTCCAGCTACCTTTCCACTCTAATATTACTGCTTCGCCATCGATAATAGCTATACCATTAAAATTAGCGTATGTTCCAGCTCTTGTTGCCAAATAAAATACATTACCATCAGGAGTACCTGGATTTGTTGACGGCGTAGCAATTCCGGCAAATGTAGAATTTTCCCCCACATTGCTAATAATATTATTAAGGGCATTTTGTAAAACTGCTCCTGTTATTTCTTGATTGCCATTAGTCTTTATAACTTTAGCAACCGCTGCTTTTAAGTCACTCCAATTTGCCATATTTATTATTCTGTTTTAATGTTTTAATGTTTTAAAATCATTATTAAAGTCTCTATTAAAATCTCCTCCAGATAAACTAGGAGTATATCCACCTATATTAGCGATTACAGTATCCGTTTCAAACTCACATTCTACAGCAGCTAAATCTCCTTGGTCTTCCCATTCTGGCTCCATATTAAATGTAGTCAAATCGTAGATTTGGAGTTTGCTTGTTATCTTTTTATTTTCACATAACCTCACAATTCTTAAGGCATCACATAGATATTCTGGAGCTAAAAATGTAAACTTATATATTTTTTTGCTTACTTGGCTCTCAATAAATGTATAGCCCATCCGCTCAGTAGCTTCTTCCTCAAAATCATATTCAGGTTTGCCAATTTGCGTGTTTAAGTAGCACTTAAATTTGAAACTATCAGAAAAATCTACTATGCCATTTTTAAGCTCAAAGTTATATGAATTGTAATACTCAAGAAGCAGATAGTTATCTACTTTATTATAAACAGTAAATACATCTGAGTATATAGTTCCAAGACCAGGTATAGATATTGCTAAATAGTATCGGCCTTCGTATTTTATATCAATTACTGGAAGAGTGCCAGGGTATTTAAGAAGCTTAAAGCCAGTATATGACTTAATAGTCAAGCCATTTTCTTTCATGCTACGAGTTATATCTATAAATTTCCCAGTATTGAAATTATATAGCCTAACCCAACTTATAGATGTGCCACTAGCAAGAACTACTTGAAAAGGCAATAACATATTCTTATAAGTTATTAGCGGATAAACCTGGCCAAATGCATAGTCTTTACGATGATTTTGCAAAGCAATATTATCGTAAAAAGGTAGTGGCGATATGTTATTATTTACTAACTTCATGTTGTAAATTTAGTGATTATAAATAATATATAAAAATTTTCTAATGTATTTAACATAAGCATTATTCCGGCTTGTAAAGCAGATTTACTTTAGCGATTCTTGTGTCTAAACCAATAGATATTTCATCTATTTTGCCGTTTCCGAATGATGTTTTAATAAGTTCTAGCTCGTCTAGGTCTTCTTCTGTAGGAAATTCTATAGTGTGTTTCATACATTTTTTTATGTCCCTTGCATATAAATAATTAAGCACGTTAGACTCTATGCTATAGGCTGGCATATCCCAAAGATAGAAATTCTGCAAGTATATCCATGATGCATACCAATTTTGTACTATAGCCTCATAGGAATCTCCATTTTCATCTATAAGGCCATCTACTGTTATTATTGGTAATTCTAAATTTTGGCCATTTTTAACCGGGCATAATAGAACAAAACCGTCTTCTGAAAAGTTTGTTGGATTAAATAACATATAATCCACATCAGATGAAAACTGTCCAATGTTTATTTCTTCTGTTTTATCTTTTTGTATATAATTAGATTTCACATCAATGGTTACACCACCAAACAAATCGGTTACATCGTCCATCCATGCAAATTCGTATCGCTGATTTAGGTCTGATTTTTCAAACTCTACTTCAGATTGGAAATAAGATGATAGCTTCTTATTAAATTGGTCTGTAAGTTTAGTAAAATCAAGCTGATAGCTTGACCTACTAGAATAGCTTCCACCATTCATAAAGAAGTATACGTGCTCTATTTTGAATTTATTGTCTTCAATATACCAATAACATCTAAAGCAATCACGCAACATTTTCATAAGCTCTTCGAGTGAAGTTTCAGCTTTCTGAGCAGGCTGGTCATAATCACCTTTTAATATATTGGTTTTTTGTGTAATATACACATAAAATCTTGCTAATCCTAGTGGATTAGTTGTGCCATATAAAAATTGGCTATATTCTGCAGTTGGCTCATGTGATAATGTAGGGTCTATTTTCTTGAGAATAGCCTTTATGGCCGCGCCAATAGAATAACTATCTTTTAATACATACTGTTTTCTTAATTTTTCTTCAAAATATTCATAAAAACTATCATATACATACCACAGTGAAGCATTTGCCCATGAATTTTTGCTAATAGGCAAAGGTCTTCCTATTCCTGTGCTACTAGGAATAAATTGGTTAGTAAAATACTGCCCATAATCATTTAAGCCATATTTTGTTGGCTCATCTACTGCTCTAGAAGTACAAAAGAATAAACCTCCTTTTAAGCCAATACATTTTTTATAGTTTCTATTATCAGTGACAAAATCATCTGATGGTAAATTATAGGTATTTTTAACACCTTCTGAGTCTTCTACAGTATCTACATCACAAAGTAAGCGCCTATATATTCTATATGTAAACAAATTACTTATAGTACATGAGTTTTTAGCATTTTCCACATCTATTAGTTTAGAGGTATATCTTAAGTGTTTATCATTAGTGTAATCTCGGTCTTCTGAAAACAGCGTTTCATCATCGATATTAACAGCTGTTTCAGATTTATATAGTACTTTATTATCTGAATTTCTTTTTATCATAATAAAGTAGCTTACATCTGTAAATGGTGGTTGAGCATCAGGATTTTTCTCTAAATAGCAAGTATAGCCATTCCAGTTGCTATAATAACCATTAGTTCCGGCATATACGCCATTAACACCTGCTTTGTTAGAATTTTCTATGTAAAATTCATTACCAGATTTTATATAGGAAAAATAGAAGTTATTTATAAGCGCAGCATTGTCATCTATACTTTCATTCACATCATCTTCCCAATAGGTACCACCGAAGAAATTAGTTATAGAATTGGCACCACGGACATAAACTTGCATGAGTGAGCGTTTATGCAAGTTTATTTTTGATATTTCAGGAGCAAGTTTTATAAGGTCATAAGTATTTTCATATTTATTCATGACCTCTGTATAGTTATCTATTGTTGTAGTTTTAAGTTCACATTTCTTTTTATCGTGGTCAAACTTGCAATCAGTTTTATTAAATTCACCTTTATAGTACTCAACCCATTTTTTAGAAGTTCTATTATATTTATCAATAATAAATATGAGTTGGTCCTCAAGACTTGACTGCTTAACAATTTCATAAGCATCGCCAAACAGGTTGATTTTACCATCCATAGAAATACGGAAAAATTCTTGCCCACTCTCTTTGGCGTATTTCTTATTTAAGTCCTTAAAATGTGGCTCTACACTTTCAACAAAGTAGATAAAATTGGTATCTTTCTTTGCTACAAAATTTGTATCGAGTGAAGTAAATCGTACGGCCCAATATTTTGCATTAGAAGGCGGAGTTATAATCTCATTATTTACATCCGCTAAAGTCTTAGAAGATATGAAATTCTGGTTTTTATCATAAAAGAAAATAGCATTATAATAGTAATAAGATATTAAGTTGAAAAATATCTGTTTACCGGTCTCTAAACTATTTTTATAAGGTGATGCATATATTCCTGATGATGCATTATGATAAATATTTCCATTTCTATCTATATCAGTATCTTGCGACAAATATGTAGTACTCAATTTGCCTATATAGAAATTATATCTAGGAGGTATCATATCTTTTAGTTTTTAATTATACGTTTAACATTCCTATGTTGCATTATAACAGTTCCATCTGGCATAGTATAATACCTTGTTTCATTCTGCTTTCTAATGCTTCGCACGTCATCCTCAATTTTAGAGAGGTCCATATTATTATTAGAATTAAGAGAAATATTTAGCTTATCAGAATTACCAAATGCATTTAAATACTTATCTTCGAATGTTCCTTTGTTGAAGCTATCTATTACATCTGGTAGTATCTTACGATATTTTCTTGTTCTTTGCTTATTAATGATAGCAAGAGCCTCACCACCTTCAGCTTTCATACGACGCTTCTTTTTATTCTCTACGCCCAAATCGATGTCATTACCTGATGCGTGAGAACCTCCTTCCAAGAACTCAAGACCACCTTCACCATATTCTTCTGATTGACTTGCGGTTACCTGCTTAGCTTTAACTTTCGCAACAGCAAATGAGGTCCACATCGTAGCAATAGCAGCCAATGCAAGGGCTGGGCCGACGATAGGTATTGAAGAGAATGAGCTCCATAAATTAGCAGAAGCAGTAATAAGTGAAGATGCTTGAATTACAGTATTAAGATTTTCTTGACGCTTTTGGGCAGCAGCAAGCATTTTCTGTTTTTCTTGCTGGTTTTTCTTTTCTTGTTCAAGTTCTTTTTTAGCTGTTGCTACATTGTTAGCATATCCATTATTTCTTGCTTCTACTTCTGCATCGTAAGCACTCTGTGCAGCTTCTACTCTTTTTTCTGCAGCTTCTACAGCTTGTTCTGCTAATTGAACTTCGGCATCCATTATAGACTGAAGTTGTTCAATTACTATATTAACTGCATCTCCAAGAGCATCTATCTGGTCATCGCTAAATCCAAGCTTTTCAAGTAAAGTACCTCCTAAACCTTTTTTGCCAATATTCATTATGAAGTTATCAAGCTCAGATAATTCACGGTCTATTCCTTTTACGGTAGATTTAGCAGCATCTATTTGAGCTTGACTCCAATCAAGTCCACCAGACTCAGCAAGTCTTATCTGTTCTTGCCATCTGGCTTTTTCTTGCTCAAGCTTAAATCGTGTTATTTCTGTTTCACTTCGCTTAACTTCATTGAATATAGCTTCATCTAAAGCCTGTTGCTCATCAAAGCCTGTCAATTCAAATGAACCTTTAATCTGAGTTGCAGATTTATCAAATTTAGCATTAATAGTAGATGTGCTTACTTGCTGTTCTGCGGGTTTAGCAGCATTTTGTGCTAAAGCTAATTGTCTACGTACTTCATTTTGCTGAAGTAGCAAATTAAGTTCATCTTCGCTGCCTTTTTTAACAAGCTCAAGCTGATTTTCAATATCGCGCTCTCTTGCATCTAAGATTTTCTGGTCATACTCACTCCACAGCTCAAGTTTTTTCTTGTTGAGCTCAATAAGTATTTCTTCTTCAGAACGAGCTTGGTCATCTCCTGCCTCTAATAATCTCTTATTAGTATCAAGTATCAAGGCATATTCCAAATCAAGATTTTCTTCCATGAGTTTGCGCTCTTCTACTAATGAGGCTTCCATCTGAGAAGCGTCGCGTGTAACTACTACATTGGTAGTTACAGTAGACTCTTGATTTTGAGCTGCTTCAGTTGCTGCACTAGTATCAGTAGGATTTATAGTATTACGCCGCGTCTGCAAAGAAGCAACTTTTTGCTCATTCTGAATTTGTTGTAATTGAAGGTCTAATGCTCGTAAATTATTAGCAATAGTCTTAGTTATAAGCTCTTGCTGCCTATCAATTTGTTTCTTCTGGTCTTCAGTAAGCTTTTTATATTTTCCATCTACATTTTTAACATATTCTTCGTTAAGGCGATACATCTCACGAAGCTTGTTATTTTCATCCTGAACCTGGTCAGCTGCAGCTTTACGCCTTTTAGCATATTCATCTTTAAGTAATTCAGTTACACTTTCCTCGTATTCTCTTTGTATTTTTATATCATTCTGGTTTATAGTACGAGTTAAATCGCGCGGTTCTCTCGCGCGTGTCTTATGCTTTCCTTCTATGCCAGCAGCTTCAAGTTGGGCTTTAGCAGCTTTTTCATATCCAGCCGCTAAATCAAAATATGCATCTCCTGTTTTCTCTGCAGCATTTGCTTCATCATTGAGGTCTTTAATTCTCTGTTGTCTAAAATCTTCTGCAGATACTTGGTCAGCTACCTGTAAATTAGCTGCAGATGGTCCTACGCCAAATTCATCAGTAGCTCGTAAACTAGATTGTACCCACCAGTTTTTGAATTTATCCCAACCTGATGGGCCTTTACCTGCTTCTGTTTCTGCTTTATTTCTAGCAATTAAAGCTTTTTCATATTCATCTGCGGCTAATTTTTGAGCAGCGGCGGCTTTAGCTCTTAATTTAAGAGCATTGATTACAGCTTCAGTATTATCTACAAATACGTTTTCAGCATCTGTTACATTATTAACAGATACTCCAAGCTGGTCAAAATTAGATTTGTTATCTTTAATCCACTGGTCTTTTTTAGCAGTAGTTTCAAGATTTTTCCATTCCTGTTGTAGCTGTTTTAGTTTTACAATGTTATTACCGTAGCTATTATTAGTATCTTCAAGTTCTTTAGCTATATTATCAAGAGCCTCAGTTGTAGATATAACAGCATTTTTTGCTTTGAAAAGATTACCAACCCATGTTATAATCTGTTTGCCAAACATGGAAAATACAGTAAGTAATATAACAAGCGCAGTATTCCAGCTAAACAAAGCTTTAACTATTGAGCCTGTTACATTTACAGTTGCTTTACCTTCTGCAGCTAATAGCTCATTTTGTCTTCTTAGTCTGTTAATTTCATCAACTACCATAGGTATATTATTCGATATACCTAAGAAGAATGTATTAAGCGATACAGCTGCAGCAGGTAATTCTCGTACTACTTGAGAAATAGAAATACCTAAGCCATCCCATGTTTTTTGGTAATGGCCTACAGACAATCTATAATTACCTGTTGCTTCTTGCAATTTTATCATTTGCTGATAAATTGCATTTGTCTCAGCTTCAAGCTTTTTACCAGAGTCAGCAGCTTCTCTCTCAGCTGCAGACATCTGATTAAGTCGTATTTTATTTAATGCATATTGAGCTGAAAGTCTATTATAAGAACCTTCTGCAGAATTAGCAATTGTAGCCTGTAATTGAGCAATCTGATTTGCTTCTCGTATTTGAGTTGAATAAAGTTTAAGCTGCTGATTTTCTTCTGACTGAGCATAGGCAAGTTTCTCTTGAGCCTGAGCTAATGGGTCTACTGTAGCTTTCTGCTGTTTTCTAGCAGAAGTAAGCTCAGCAATCTTAGCTTTCAATTCAAGTAATCTTTTACCTTCATCTGACTGTAAATAAGCTAATCTTTGCTCTGCCTTTTCTACTTCAGACAGAGTTTGGATATGAGGCTTCATTTGGTCATCAAGGGCCTTAATCTGATTTTTCAAATTAAGAATATCATTGAGTAGCTGTTGCCCCATTTCGCTATCTGCTCTTTCAGCCGCAGTTAAAGACTTATATAGCTCAACTGTTTGCTTTAGGTCAGACTTAAGACGGTCATAAGAAGATATAGCTTGCTGGATATAACGCTGCTGTTCTACAGTTGCTCTATTAGCATCTGAAGTTTGTGCTTTAAGCCAAGCAATCTGTTTACCTGTATCAGATAAAGCTAATTTAAGCTCATTCTGAGCTCTTTCAAGTCTTGACGTAGATGCTGTTGCTTCATCAATAGCTTTACGCCCTTCACTTGTAGCTCCACTAGCAGATTTAAGAGAATGCACAATCCTATCTGCACCTGCCCTGATAGCATTTACCATTGTCTCGTATGACTGATTGAGCTCGCCAAGTTGTTTGACAAGCTTTTCAATCGAGTCATCCGGCTCAATTATATCGCTATATTTTATCTTATCGTCTTCAGCCATAATTATTTCCTTTTATGCCGTTTAACACTCTTGCTTTCTGCTTCTAATTGCTGTTTTATATTATCAACAGCATTATAGAATTGAAGTACTGTCATCTTTTTAGCATCCATACTTGTTTTTTGAGCTATCAAAAGACAAGTACTTTCAAATTGCTTATCATATTTTATCTCAACAGACTCACTTCCTATATATGATTTTGGAGAATGCATATTAAGCATTATCATATCTATAGTTTCTATCTGTTCAGAGTTATCTGTGTCATTTATCATAGAGTCCAACACAAGAAGTGTTCTTTGCTTTAACTTATCGTATGCATCTTTTTCCTTTGGATTTACAAAATCACCCGGAAAGTAAGTTTCTAGTTCACTTGTGACTTTTTTTTTAAGCCACAAAAGAAAATCTATGACTTTAGAATGCTTTATATCTTTAAGGTCCTGAAGCAATTTTTTAAGGCCATCGTCTGATAAATCATTGACTTCTTTTCCATCTACACTGTATATAAGAGCAGCAAAAGCTAAGTACCTCGGTGAAATTTCACTGTTCACCATATACATATTTTGCCTCATGTTTTGCAGTTCTTGCAAAGCTTTTTTGGCATTATTACTTTTAATGAATTTGGCAACACGAGTTATATGAGCATCAATATCATCTGCGTCTGAGCCAATTCCAGAGTCTATAAGCAAATACTTATTGTACTTCTGAAAATTTACAATAGGCATTTCATCTATGCTGTCATATACCCGTACGACTTTTTTATTTACTATCAGGTTTTTCATATTAAAATTCGCGTTATAGGGGTTGATATGATAGGAATAAGTATAATACTCATCTCGTTAAAGAAAATAGCGAGAATGATAGCGAGAATAAGCGACGTCCAAAAGCTTAAGCAAAAGTCACAATCGAATAATTGAGAAATAAGCTTAGGAGCTCTGGTAATTATCTCATCGCGCACACCGAGTTTTCCAATTAGCAAAATAGCAAATGCTGCTGCTAAGGCTATATATATTAAAGCCGAAAGCATTGTTATAAAATATACCGTTGACATAATTCTCTAGTTGTTAAAGTAAATTCAATTCGTATTCCTGCATAAGGGTACATAAAGAATTGTTTATCGATATCTTGTATACCTTCTCCTTTATAAGTATAGTTATTATAGATTTTCTCTATTGAATAACCTTTGTATATATTTTCAAAGCGCTCATATATATCATTTATAACGAGCTTACCAGTTGTAGTGATAAGACCCGGAGTAGTTAATACTCGCATAATTTCATCTTTTACTTCTTCTGTATGCATAACAGTTTCATCTTCATAAATACTACTGAGGTCATACCAAAATATAATAGCCCCGCTGAAAGTATATTGTGGCAATGATTGAACTACTTCAGTAATCTTTTGTGGGTCATAAATATCAAACCATGAAAAATTGCCAAAGTTATCATTTGGTAAAAGCGACACATATTCTCCGTTGCCATTATACATTGCAGGGTATATAAACTTATTACCATCTGGCCTGTGTTCTACGAGCTTATATGCTCTACCAAATGCATAATTAAGCCACTTAAGTCTGTTCATAAGTGACTTTTGCATATCCTGTAATATCTTATCAAGCAATACAGGGTCTTCCTTAAATCTTATTTGTACTGAGTTTTCCTTCATTTCCTTATTGCCTGTTTTAATCGTTTAACTAATTCTTTTCTTATATGAGAACGAACTATTCTGGTAAAGTTTTTATCCGTTAAGCGAAAAATCTCTTCACCATATTTCTCAATAAGCTCAGGTGTTTTTTCATCACTTGCGGTCACATAAAAACCTTCTGAGTCAAATACTACAAACATAGACTCATGAAAAGCACCTGTGTCTCGCAATGTGACCCTTGTAGTAGGCTGACCTTTTTTCTTTTTTATTTGTATGGTTTTAGGCTTATATGGCATATAATCCATTATCTTTTCACCTCTACCGTTGATACCACGACGATATAACTGGTCATCTGCTATAGCTGATACTATTACATCTTCTTTGTCACGCACAATATCTTCTAATAGCATAGGCAAGCTATCCTTAAAACTTCGCAGCCTATATTCCAGATTGCGGAGTGTCGCGTTATATCGTTTTACAGCCATACTTATACAGTTCTATATTTAATGCCATTGTTTCGGCATGGCAAACATACTCTATCAATTCCAGAAGTACTTAGCTTAATGGCCTTGAAAGCCATATCTAACTGATAACTTAAACCTGATTTTTTCATAGAAGAAGAGTCGCCATCTACCTCATATAGTATATCAAGTCGAGAAGCATTGATTGAATGCCTATTTGTTCTTACATTAGAGTTGTATGCAAATTCACGTAACATATCTACGGCTACCTGCTTAGCTATGACATCTTGAAACATCATTCTCTGCTCAACTATAAAGTCTGTAATATCACAGCTTACAGTAACTTCTAAGTTTAATCCGTAGTTATTATCATAGGTATATTGATTGTTTTCAACGTCCCACAAATGTAAGCTTTCGTCTTCTATACTTATAAGTTCTTCATTTACGAAGAATGGATGAATTTCAAGATATTTAGACCATGCCATCCAAGCAAGTAATTCTCTACGCGAGCATGAGCCACAGGGCTCTTTTGACCAGTCTTTATCTTTTCTGATAGCTTGGCTTCCCTCTGGAAGTTCGGACTGAAAATAGCATAAATACCAACTTCCTCCTGCATCATTATCTTCACTTTGATATGGCAAATAGAGGTCATCGACTGTAAACCATTCAGCGCTATTATCTCGTATCTTATTAAGCTTTATAATCTTTACTGGAGCATCCATACTTGAATGCATAAGATACAAAATATATTCTCCAGCCTTAGTAAACTGAAGGCATATTTTATTTATCTTTGTGGTTACGCCTTTTGCTCGTACTGGTATAATTTCAAAGCCAACTAGATTTTTCTTATTCTTTACAGTATCTACTAATCTACCTGTTCCATCAAACAGAGTACGACTTTCGCATAATGGCTTGTTTGTTCCTTCTACCGTTTTTTCATTGCAGTATCTAGCAATAGCCTTTTGAATGCTTGCTTTTGTTTTGCTCTCAAGCCATTCAGAAAATAAATTGGTTTCAACCCAATACTCAGACTCAATATCAGGCTGTTTTCCTTGTGCTTTTTGAAGCGCTTTATATTGTGTTCCTTGATAATCAACCACATTGCCTTTGCTATATTCCTTTTCAGAATTGTATTCTGGAAAAGTGATATTCTTAAAATCCGGAGCAATACATGACATACTCTGCAAAGTCAGCAAAGGATGAATTTGTTGAAAATATAGGCCACTTTCACTCACGGTTAAAGCATCAGATATTTTTAAGTCTGATGTATCATAATTCTGCTCCCACCCAATAAGATGTAACAGTTTTTCTTGTATATCGCTGGCTCTAATCATAATTCTTAATTTTTAATGAAAAATAGGAGGCCACTATCGCCTAGTGGCTCAGTGTGCCTCCTACCAAAGCTAATAACAACTCAAAGATTTGCTATCGGTTTATCATCCTCCAACTCCTGCAGAAGCCTCCTTAGTATTAACCGGATTGTCTTTTGTGTTCATAACAACTACAGGCTTAGCATAAACAGCATCTTTACTTGATACGTTGAACGCCAAAACAGGACTGGCTAATGTAGAAGGAGAACTGTTATAGGCGGTAAGGAATGCTACATCTACGGCAAAACCATAGTGCTCTTTGCGAGTGCGGGTCATATCTGCAGTAGCAGCTCCTGCAATAGCACTGTAGTCACCTACAGAATCGTAGAAGTATGTGCCAACAGGCATGTTAAGCATAGGCAAAGTAGCAATACCCCACTCATGACCATCACCAGATACAGTACCTAGCAAGCAGTCACGCTCGAAGCGAGTCAACATTCCAAGAGAGCCAGCATTTACAGCATAACCTTGAGCATACTTACCACCAGCGGCCGCAATGTTATTTGTCAGGTGAACAATTTTTGTGCCAAATTCATTCTGCTTGTTTACGTCATTGTAAAGACCGTGCTGCTGCAGTTTACGCATGATAGACTCAACTCCAGGGTCACCTACGATATGTAACTGGCCATAAAAATCATTTGCCCCCATCATGACCTCGAGGTCGCCAAATACATTTTCACGCTCTGTCCACTTAGCATTAACAGCATTAGAAGAAAAGTCATAAAGCAACTTATTCTTCAAAATCTGAGTTTTGCTAGCAGCAAGTTGAGCAAGTGCGGCTTCATCAAGCTTCTTAGCAAATGCATACAGATACTTCATAAATTTGGTTTCAAAATCTTTTTGAATGCCAATTTCATTGTTCATGTACATTGCCGGAGCAATAGTAAATCCCCACGCATAAGTGGCAAATGTGATTTGAACCATCTTAGAAGTGTTTTCACTGTCGGCGATTGTCAAGGTGCGAGTACTACCGATAGTAATATCAGCATCGTAGTCAATTACCGGAGTTTCCAGCGTGTTACCGATGGAGGTCCTTGCTTTTTGCTTTAGTTCCTCAGTGAGGATGCCAGTAGGGTCTTCAGACTGCACCATAAAAGCGTTCAGCGCACCGTACCTACTGGGGCGATACTCAAACTTATCAAGGTTAGAGTTCGCACGGATGTTCTGGATACGTGTTAAAACTAGACTCATAACTTTTAAGTTTTTTAATTGTTAATACTTATGCTAATATGGTGCATTACCCTTTTACGCCTCATAGCATTTTTCGTTTATCTTTAGGATGTGCCATTTTATCTAATAGGCAAACTTGCCACATTGTTTTCAGTTCTCAGTTTCATTGACTGGCCTGCAAATTCCTGTGAGTCGCGGGTCAAACCATTTGCAAGCAGATGTGCCTCAATGGCTTTATCGGCTTCAACTTGGCTCTTAATGCCAGATAAGTCAAGTGTTCCGCCTGTTCCGCCTGAACCGGACCCGAAACCTCCTGTTCCACCACCTGTCTGCTGACGGCCTGTGTCAATTACGTCTTTAAGCGACGTTTCCATTACAAGCTCTTGTATCGTATAAGGATTAAGATTGTTCTTCGGATTGTTAAGGATATTACCATCTGCACCGCGAATAACAAGTTTCTTTCCTCCTTGGCCGTCCTCTATGAAATCAGGAGTACCTTTTGCAAGGACTTCTGCTTTTGCAGCATTGAGCAGCGTCTTCTGAATAGGCTCAGTAATACCACTCTTAAACTTAAGACCTGCCGTAGCAGCTTGAAAAGCATAATCTACATGCGTGTCCTTAATAATTTTATCAAACTCTGCCTTTTTGGTATTGAACTCAGTTTCCTTTGTCTGAAGCTGAGTTTGAAGCTGAGTTACTTGAGCTTTAGCATCTTTCAGCTGTTGCTTCAAAGTTTCATCGCCAGCTCCTTTTTCAAGTTTAGACTGGAGCTCTGCAACCTGTGCTTGAGCAGCAGTAAGCTGAGTTTGAATTGTTTTTGCAGACTCTGCTTTAGTTTTGTACTCGCCAAGTACGCGCTTAGCATAGTCGTAACTTTTTTCACCATCTTTCTTTTTAATGCCTGTAATGCCAAGAATATCAGTGTCATACTGACCGTGCAATGCACCGATTTTAGTACCTATAACGGTATTCTCATCATTTCTTGACATCTCAGCAATTGCATTCAGCTGGTCATCTGTAAGACCTGTTAAAGCTGAACTCTGTCGTAGCATCTCAATTGTTAACATATAGCTTTGTTTTTATTGTTAATTACTTTTGTACTAACTCTGCAGCATCTCCGTATGGGTCATGCAAGGCCGCCATAATGGTATAACCAAGGCCTTTATACGTTTTCTTGAAAAGCTGCCACTCTGCGAATGTGAACATTTGAGTATATGCTGGTGACTCTTCTTTGCCAGTCATTGGATTAAACCTACGACCACGCACGATTGACAAGTGCACCATCTTCTCAGTACCCGGCTTAGGAGTATAATCACTCTTAGCCTGTGTTTTCAATGCCGATGATTTTTCTTCGATAACATCATCAACATCTACTAGGAAAAGAACTACCTCGTCAAGCTCTTCCTGTAAGTCGCTTGTCCAAGCTTTTCCGCCTTTAGCCTTAGCAGCTTCTAGTTCTGCTTTACGCTCTATGGCCTTTTTCTTATAAGACTTAACATCCTCAAGACTGAGTGCCTGTAGTTGCTGAAGTTCCAATTTCTGTAACATATTCCAAAAGTTTTTTGTTTATAATATCTATTTTTTCTCTTAACGTCTTATTTGAAGCAAACTCAATTATGTTAATGTTCTCACGTTCAAATTTTTCGACTAAAGTACTAAAATTTATTTTAAGCTTTACCAAATTTTCATTTAATAACTCTTTTTCATACAATTTTAACACTTCATCCAGCGTTTTATGTGGATATGGCTCCAATTGCTTTAAGATGAGCATTCTCTGAAGTACCAAAGGATTATTGCGATACTCAACTTCAAGAATTTGTTGCGATATAGCATCTAGTTCTGAGTTAGACGCACCATTCTCCTTTGCTTGTTTGTACTTAGAATATAGCTCTGTTACTGTGAAAACGTAAAACTCTGTACCCCAGTTTACAGAAGATGATATGAAAGCACCTCCATACCTGAGTTTGCAAACAGTATCTTCGACAAATTTCTGTGCCAATTCAAAGTTGGTCTTTAAGGCATTGAGAACTGAGGTTTTGCTTTCAAAGTTAGCAGTTACCTGAGTTTCATTGATGGCTTCTTTTTCACTTACAGTACCACCTGAACCAACAACAGAAATTACAATTTCATTTTTAAGCCTTGCGCACTCATTGACATTATAATCAAGTGAGTCTTTATCGATAGTGGTTATCTGAACAGGATTACGCATATCTGCGACACCTTCAGACTGATTTGGTATAGGAACTTCTAAGAATGAACCAGGACCAGCTATACGCTTTTCGCTACAGCAAGGACACTTTTCAACTGTTCCATCATTGAGAATTTTATACTCACCTTTTGCATTGCGTAGAAAACCTCCATCGCAATAATCACCAGTCTCATTATTCTCAAAGTTACAATCAGCTTCATACGCACTATATATAGGATAAGGTGCATACAAGTCTAAGTGTTGCTTTGAAATAGAGAAGAACAAATACCAATCAAGATTTGACAGCTCTTTTGTAATTGGATTTTTCTTAAGGTCTTTGTTTTTCTCATTGAGTTGTGTTGACCAAAAGAACCGAGCTGGACAATATCCTAAATCGTGCTTTGCTTCTGAAATAAGTGACTGAATTTCATTTTTCTCATTCAGCTGATATACTCTTATAGAAGTATCATCAAATACAGCTATTCGATGTTCCGGCTGTTTGAAAATAAGCCACTCAAACTGATTTTCATCAAGTCTAAAAGTCTGGTAATCAATTACGGCATCAATCTCAAGCCAATAAAAATACGGCTCTGGGCGCAAAGATGTTTGTACTTGAGGAAGGTCTACTACCAAAATACTATTTGGCGATACCTGCATTCTCTTCCATCCAGTTGTCTTCCACACCTCTGGCTCATTGAGGTTATTCTTTTTATACTGAGACCAATCCTCTGCAAGCTCTGAGTCTGTAAACTGGTATGAGCTTGATGAGTTACGACTATAGAAAACCCTTTCGAGTTCTCTATAGACGTCCTCAACTACAGCAGGTGTAGGCAACGGAAATTTGAACAGATGAAGGAATATGTTGAATTTATCCTTCGGAAGCAACTGTCTTACCCAATCAAGGAATATAGTCGTAGGTTGGTTAATATCAGATACAGCAACATTCGTCTCAGTATGAAATCTAAGACGACGCTGCATGTTTACAGCTTTCTGAATAGTCTGACGTTTAGTCGGCTTTTGCAGAATTTGCTTTATCTGATTTAACTCTAAGGCCATTTTCTTCGTCGTATAAATAGTTACTATCTTCAGGCAATTCCCATCCGCCATTTATGTTTGTGCCCATATCAAGAAGTCTTTCGGCATGCTGAATGCCGAAATCTTTCTTGATATTGTATTTAGGCACGACCAATGTTACGGTTTGTTCTTTCTTCTTTCTCATCGTTGAATGCTATATTAAACTTTAAAGCTTTACCAACATCCAATTTATAGTCTTTTACTTGCTCTTTGGAAGCTTTCAACTTCTCAATTTTAGAAATTAGTTCCTCATCATTAGCATAGGCCTCAAACTTAGAATTTTTTATACTAAAATCTAAAGTTGATATTCGTTGCTGCATTAATTCTTTGCCTATATATACTATAGACTTAACTTGTGGTGGCTGTTTGCCACTATTTTTATAGTTTTCAAACTTAGTTCCACCAACAACTTTTAATATATCGCTAACTACAGCGTTGCCTATAGCGAAATCAGAGCTAAAATCGGAGCTGAAGTCTCCTTTCTAAGCAGACGCAGAATTAACCCAATCAGTCAACGGGTTAAAGTCCAAAGTTTCACGCTTGATAATGTAGAATTTATCACTCCAATTAGGAACGAAAGACCAACTAATAGCATTGCTATCAGGCTCTTCATATCCGCCAAGTGACTTATCTCCTACAAAGAAACTGTAGATAGGAATAGGCATGTACTTAGTAGGTTCATCGAGGTCATCTACCAAACAGCCAATGTTACCATTCTCATCAATAAGCCACACACCGATGGTTTCGCATTGATACTGCTTCATCTGTGCAATAACTTTTTGATTTTCCTGATAGATAGTGGCAGAGAACGCTGTCGGCTCACGACCGATTGTAATAGGAATACCTCCAAGTGTCTGGTTACCACCGCCGAATGTACGAGCTGCACCAGGCTCAGTAGTAGGTCCTTGAATGTATGGTGAAACTGTCATCTTAGAACCATCGGCCGCAGCAAACAAAGTAGAAAACGATGCTTTCTTAGTCGGGTCAGTGACAGCATTCAACGTTCCAGGCGTTTTATAGATGCGCTGGAATGCAACTTTTTGAACTTGCCCCATGCTCTCCTTGCATTCAGCAATCTCAAGGTCGGCGATATGAGCACCGGCAGGGCATCCACAATTTAATCCCATATTATTTATGATTTTTATTGTTAATACTATCGAGCAGCTACCCTTAACTTGCATCGAATTACCTGTACTTTGTTTTGAATTGACTTCTCCACAATGCGAATATACTAAATTATACTGTAAGTTGTACAGCTTTTAACATTTTTTATAGAGGTATTTTTTATCTCATATTCTCGCATTATATTTATTCAAGGCTTATGATTTAATCATTCATATATAATTAGAAGCCTAGAAATTACGAGAATAATGCGAGAATTTAATCTTTTATCACCTTATAGCCTCTTTTTTGGAAAAATTCATCCATTACATAATAGCTGCACTTATTTCTGCCGTTAATTACGGCTTTATCTTTTTTAGCACACCATCTTGTAACTTTAGACGCTCCAGTGTAATATAGCCATTTATTATGTAAACAGTTCGCACAACACATATTTGCCTTAACTCCATTCGGGCTTATCATCTTTTCCATACTAGTTTCTTAAGTGTATTTTTTTACGTCCACCTTTTCTCGCATGCATTTCATATACTCCTGTTAAGCAATCTGGAGCATCGTCGTGCTGGTTTCTCTTCTTATTATCTTTACGATACGACATAAGAGCCTTATAAAACTTAGGCCATTTCCTTTCCCAGCCATCTGGAAACAGAATATCACTTTGAACATTAGCAGAAGCTGTATAAATACGTGCCTTTTTGTTCTCCGTCTGTGTAAATGTTTTAATAGCACACTTGAAATTACGCAAATCAACTCTTAATATGCGCTTTACATTGCGCGAATAGCCACGGCCTCCATTATTTGACTCAATTAAGGCCTCAACCGTGCCATTTTTAGTCAGCATTTCAGCTTGTTTTGGCTCTGTGACCTCCATAGGTGCATCTGTAAACAAAATATCAGTTATATAACAATATTCAGGTGTATTTATAAAGCAAATTGAGCACAAATCATCAGCTCCAGTGTCAGCTGTATCAGTATAATTCCACTTTTGAAGTGCTTTTGTGCCTGTTGGAAGCTCTTCTATCTTATAAGTTCTAAATCCTTCATACATAAGACCCTCTTTTGGTGTTGGGTCCTGCATATACTGTGTATCGAATACAAGCGGATTTATCTCACGCATCTTATAAAGCTCTTCGAGTGTATGCTTCATTGGCCAAAGTGCATGTTCTTCTCCAGTTTCTGGGTCTACTTGTATAACCGGAAGTGATAAAACAGTCCATTCGTCTGGCTCTATATCTTGCAAATAGCCACAAAGGTCATGTTCGTGTAGCCTTTGCATTATTATAATGATTGGGGTGTTACGTGAGTTAGTACGGTTACGAATTGTGTTCTCAAACCGCATGTTAATACGCTCGCGGACAATATCTGACTCAGCATCTTCTGGCTTAATTGGGTCATCGATTACAATCGCGCCTTGGAAAATGTTTGTCGTAGCTCCTATCATATCAAGCATCTCATTCGTATGGTCGTCGAATGTGAATATATCATTGCCTCCGTCCATTTTATCAATATCTGGGTCAATATCCACATTACCGGCTCCGAAACCTGTTACCTGACCTTGAGTTGATACTGCATAAAGCTCACCTCCAGCTTTGGTTTTCCATCTTTTAGCCGAGCCTTTCTCAGATGCAAGTGCCGAATTAGGAAAAAGAGTCTTATAAAGCTCTTCCTGCATGATATTTCTGATTGTTTCAGAATTATCATTCACAAGTATATCTGAATAAGATAGATGCAAAAATCGGCACTTAGGATTTAAGGCAAAGCACCAACTTATAAATGATTTGATAACAAGCTCAGTTTTACCATATCGAGGAGCAATGTTAATTATAAGTCGCCGACATTTGCCATCGACAACATCCTGTAATGCCTTAAACATCTTCTTATGATGCTCTGCAACTATGAATGAGCGATGGTACTGGGCCTTAAACATTGCTTTGGTATATTTCTCAAAAGAAGTCAGCAACTCAAGCTGAAGAAGCTCCTTAGGATTTACGGTTCCGCCCTTAGTCGCATCTAAAGCTCTTTCCTGCATTGTTTTTAATGAGTCCATAAGTTTATATATAAATGGTAAAGTACGTACGCGTGCGTTCTTTATTTAATTAAAGTATCTCTTATTACTATATAAGCCTCTCGTGATATTGGCACATTAGGAATAATACCTGTTTGGAGTTGTTGCTGCTCAGGTAGATTAAGCTGCATTTGACCTTTTCCAAACACACGGTCCCAAAGCTTCTCAACTGTTTCTATATTGCCAAGTTTTGCATCTTCTTGTAAACGTTTTATAACTGTTTTGATAACAATTGGTATTTTTTTATTGTTATACAGAGCTGCGAGTTGTGCCTCATTGCACGTTAATAGACAAGCCAATAAATTGGCCGTGTCTTGCTTTGTAAGCTGAACACTTAAATTGATATTAAGGCTAGTAAGAAGCTTTGTTATTTCAGGCCTTGATGCTCCTTGTAACTGAAGTGCTGAGCGTATAGCTGATGAATATGAGCCTTTGCCCGAGTCATGGCGTTCTGCTAACTCAGTTGCTTTAAGCGGCTCTACAGTCTGAGCCTCAAGTGCCTCAATAGCCTCAACTCGTTTTTGCTGTTCTACGATACGTTTAGCTTGAAACTCAGTTTGGCCATCTGGTATTTCTTCCACACCGAGTTCTTCTGCTAATGATTGGCGTTTTTCTTGTTTGGCTTGAAGATTTTTAAGTTTTTGCTTTTCAAGATACTTAATACGAGCCAATTCCTTTGCATCTTGTTTTGATTTGATGCGCGTGGCTTCTTGTTCTACAAGCTTGGATGTGTCTGGATTAGACATTCCAGGAACTACTGGGCGTGATGGCAGTATATCTGCTAATTTCTGTGCTATTTTATCTGTTTTCATATTATTTGAGTATTCTTGATTTACCAGTTTCTAACTTATTTGCTATCTTGGCTTGTTTGGCCATAAACTTAGCTACTCTATTTTCTGCATCTTTCTCTATGTTAGCAGCCTCTTTAGTTTTTACTTTTCTCATATCTGGGGCTATTTCGATTATTTTCTCTGTTCCATCAAATCTCCATATACAGTCATAAGCAATTCTACGTTGGCCATTGCAACACATATATATCGCGCTTGGGTTTATTTTCATTGGAGCCACACTTTCTATATACTCTCTTATGGAGTCCCATTTTTTATAGAGCTTATATAGATTATCAGTCATTTGTTTATATTGATAAACGGCTCTATGTGGATAGCTACGAACGCTATTTGTACCAGCTCTATATATAGTTTCTGGTATTCCCCATTTTGCTGCATATCCTGGTATGACAGCTTTTTCTGCTGCACACTTATTTAGGCTATTTATTATATTGTGGCCGTAGGGAGCATAAGCCATATATTCATCTATCAATTCATACATTCTTAAGTATACACTCATTAGGTCTAAGTCCATAGGAATTTCTTCTGTGGACACCGTTATATATTTGCTTTCAGTTATAGCTTTTACCAAGTCAGGATTGTTTTTATTTGGCCAAGCTGCATTATGAAATACATTATATATAAGTTTCTCTATTTTGTTTTTAACAGTAAAAGTTCTTCTTTCTCCTGTCCAGCCTATGTATACTTTATTATCATACTCAAACTCAAGTATGAAAAATGCACTTGTAGACTGTAAATTGGCATTTTCTTGTAAATCTACCAAATACTTGTATTTACCTATGCGTATCATAAATATAGTTTTTTATTACTTTGCAAATATACTAATAAAAACTGATAGGTGAAAATTCTCGCGGAATAAAAATCACGCAGGAAATGAGAAATTAACATTTTTTATATCAGTGAATTGATTTACCAATATGGAAAATAATTTGTAATGCTTCACGTTTCACTAGCTATTCAGTGAAATAGAGTTGAGCCTGTAAACAATCATGTTTCTATTTCACTGAATATAACTGATTGAAAATCAATATATTTATGAAAAATGCATTAGTGAAAAGAGTCTATGTGGCTTAAATATTCAATCCCTAGAATAGAATTACTTTTATGTTTAATATGTGATACGTTAAGCGATTATTTATATCATTTCACTATTCACTATATACAATTCTATTTTAGTGATTTATATATATTATTGTTTACTTGTTTATAAATGGGCTATATTATTGAAAATCAATCACTTATCTAGAAACATGCCTCGGTTTTCAAATGTTTATTTTGTTTATTTGAAAATTATTTCTGAGCCTCTGGGCCTTGCTCATACTTATATATGATTTGAATCCCAATTTGCGAGAATGAGTTGAGGCCAAAAATTTTTTTTGGATTTGGGCCTGGCTCTATATACTATATATAAGGGGCACCGCCGCACCCAGCCAGGGGCCTAATTTTCCAATCTACGAAATATTTTATGTTAAAAACCTATAAGGCTATGTGCCTCATTGGTTAAAAATATTTAAGGTTGTTAAAAACCTATAAGCCTGAGTGCCTTTAACGTTTTTTAATATAAATAATTTTCGGGTGTCAACCCAATTA